AATTTTACATTATAAGGTTAATAATACATAGTGTTTCTTTTTTTGTTTGTACAGAATCCTGTGATAGAGAGAATATAGCTAAAACCTTTTGACGGCTCCTAGTACTTGGAATATTGTTCTAATCATTCTTGCGGGAAGTTGTTGTGTAGAATATTCAGGTGACTTGTTTGATGGAACAAGAGTGTAAGTGTCATCTGTTTTTCCAGCTCCTAATCTTTTAATAGTACGCATATCGTTTGTTGTGACGATAGCATATACCTCTCCAAGTGGAAGAAATGATCGGTCTTCTATCTTTTTCAATGCTATCATATCACCATGATTAATCTCTGGCTCCATTGAGTGGCCGGTTACATTACACCAACAAGTAGCATCGTTATACTTCTTGAAGTCTATTAGATATTCAGGATTTATAGTCTGGTCGTTCAAAACTAAATCAAAACCTCCAATAAAATCCACATTATAATAGGGTACTCCCTTTGTGTAGCTTATTTTAGGTTCGTCATCCTCATTGTTGCTATGACTCAACATTCCTCCTAAACCTGTTACAAGCCAGTTTATATTTAAATCAGGACAGGCCATAGCTATTTTTTCTATGGAGTCTGCGTTGAACCCAGTTTTCTTAGCAATGGCTCCACGTGATAGACCAGCTGACTCTTCAAAGGCTGTTTGACCAAAGCCCTTAAACTTTAAATATTCAACGAATCTTTCTTTTGTTGTCATTTTTTTATTTTACTGATATAATTCAGTATATTTGCATCTGTATCAAGTTGCGGATGATACCGACTAAATTGTTTAACTGTTCCCGTAAGGGACTATATAGGCGACTTCCTCAAACCGCAACCTTGAGGTTGTCGTCTTTGCTTTATTGCTATGGAAATACCTGCTGCGTATGCCGCTTTCTTCGTTGTCGCCATATTCTTTATAGCTTTGGATATTTCTTTTACAAATTATAAGCCAATAACTGAATATGTCATAGAGTATCTTTCTAGTAAGATCAAAGAAGTAATGAGTATGTTAATACGATAACTCATTTGCGTCTGAAATGAATTTCTTTACTTTCTCAATACCTTCTAGATCGACCTTAGATAGCACATCTAAGTAATCACTTCTTTTACCTCTGTATATATGACAGGTATTTCCCTTCTCGTTATATCTCTTTGTTATTTCAATAAGGCAGAACAAAATATCGTTTAGACCTTCCTTTTCAGTGCTATTGTTTATTTTTCCAATAGCTTGTATGAATCCATCTATTGCTTTTTCATCGATATGCCTGTTGTAGAAATCGATGTATCTAACAAATGTGATAAGCCCTTCAAGGTTGCTACTTTTGTCTTCAATCACTTTTTGAACGATCCTTTTTGTATCCTCTTCGATCGTCCTTTTAAATAAAAAATAGTTCTGTATATTCCACCATAGCAATATTGCTGTACTGGCAGATAGTGCAGCAACAACCCATCCGAGAAATTCTGTGTTCTCAAATGTAAAAGGCTTAATATCCAGAGCAATATACGCCAAAACCCCTAATGACACGATTATGGCTATTCTTGCATACCAACTCTCTTTCTTCATAACTATATAATGTACGCAAAGTCGCACAAAGGTTAAATAATATTTATATACTGAATAAATACAGTAAATATTTTGCTTTACTGAATTATGGTAGTATATTTGCATCATCAAACAATTGATAACGCTATCACAGGCAAAGTTAGCAAACTCAATTGATGATACAATAGTATAAACATATTAAAATGCACGATTATGGCACGATCTTATGAAACAGCACTCGCAGAACTCGAAAACGCAAGAGTAGAGTTAGAAGCATTGAACATGATCGGCGAAGAAGAAGCTTGCTATATATATAATGTAGACAGCAAGTCTGAAATCGTGAAAATTATCTCTGAAGATATAGAAGCTCTCGAAAGAGAAGTAGAATATCTCACTCCTAAGATTTATGAACCTGAATACGATTACTAACATATAAACACACACGATTATGAAAACTTCAAATTTCAGACACAAAGTATTTTGCATGGCTTACGAGCTAATGAAAGTGACAGGTAAAGCGTTCGCAGTATGTCTTTCCCGTGCTTGGGCACTCTATCGGCTAACAAGACAGATGCACAAAGGTATTGTAACATTCGCTTACGAAAAGGCTGACGGTTCACTTCGCAAAGCAAAAGGTACTCTTAAAGACGTTCAGTCCCTAATCAAAGGCACTGGATCAGAAAACTACAAAACGGTTCGCTACTTCGATGTAGATGCGAACGGATTCAGATCATTTAAAGTAGAAAACTTCATAACGGTTTATTAAAGCTAGGTCGGGTGGGCGTAGAGAATATCTCACCCGGTCACTTCTGTTAGTTCTTTCTCGTACTTACACCTTAGTACCCGCAGAAATGGGGTTGAAACGAAAGGATAACATATAATAATGTATAAGCGCAGATAGCTTTTGCCGTGACCTGCTGGGGTACATTATAAAAAAGAAATTATCAAAGGGGCGTGTTTCCTTGCGGTGTTATGGTCAGACATTGGTTAACCGCCGCCCCTTTTCAAAATATGGCCCGGTTCTGAAGCGAGAGCTGTCGATCGAATCGGTTGCCGGGCACAAATTAAATTCTAACGCTTATGAAAAATATAATTTACGGGATAGCCTTGTTCGTTGGCTTCATCCTTATGGCATCAGAATCAGCTACGTTCATTCCTAATCTTGTGGGTGTCGTAGTATTCACTTATTCAGCATACAAACTTGATTTAATAACAGCTTTAAAATGATAAGACATGGAAACAAAAGGTATAGAAGAAATGACTAAAGAAGAGCTTATTGATTTGGTAGATTCTCTAAATAAAGAATTGGATGGAGCGAAAAAGGATCTGGATCTTTATCGAGCTTGGAAAGACAGGGAAGAATCGGCTCGTATTCTGGCAGAGAAGAAGCTATTAGCTGCAAAAGCCTTCTTTGAAGTTGTTTGATTCGTTTGTGTTTAGGTTGTCAAAAGCGGCCGGGTGAAAGCCCCGGCAATTGGGCGGGCGTATTGGAACGCTCTGCGCACAGCCGGAAGTGCGTATGCCGGATCGTTACCGGTTCCGTCCACAATCAATTTAAATTTATAGTTATATGGCAACAATCAGAGAAACAATTTTGAAAACAAAGCCCGGTGAGCCCAAGGCGATCCCATTATCAGAGGTGTCGGATGTAATGGGGTATCGCTCCGAGGCACTTCGCATTAATAACGAGTTGAGAAAAGACGGTATTGTGACGAAAGACGGTAGGCCACCTTACACGATTTCCAGAAATAGCAGGGTCGGCTTTCTCTATATAGTCAATAATATAGAGAAGCCTTAAAAATCAACACGCACGATTATGAATGTCACGATTAATACTGACGCGTCCTTCAATCATCATTACAAGGTTGGGGGGTACGCTTTCTGGATCACGTCAGAATTAGGCCGGATCAGGCAATCGGGTACGCTAAAAGAGACATCGGATGCGCAGGACGCTGAACTGAAAGCGTTGGCGAACGCTGTTTATGTCCTTTTGAACTCAGAGTTTAATAATGGATCAATAGAACATATCTATGTGAATAGCGATTGCAAGATGATGTTCCCGAAGATAAGCATTAAAAGTACCAGTGTCCCGGGGAAATACATTGCGGAGACCCTAAATGATATCTTACGTCAGAATACGGACGGCTGTATATATGGCCGTATATCGTTTAGGCACGTAAAGGCGCATACGAACAATCTCACCAAGTCGAGAAGCTGGGTGAATGATTGGTGCGATAATGAAGCTAAGAAAGCTATGAGGTCGGCTGTAGAAATCCTAAAACAAGAAATGTCATGGAAGTCTTCACCGAACTAACACCTGAATGCGACCTGACAGCGCAGATGTACGCCTCCGGGTACGAGAAGAAGGAGATTGCCAGTTTGAAGCATCGTGCGGTAAGCACGATAAATAACCAGCTCCAGACGGCATTTTTGATTTTGGGCGTTCGGAATGGGAGAGAGCTAGCACTAAAATTGGCTGAAAGGATATCGGGTATCCGGTTGACATTGGACTTTTCGCCTACCATGAAATCGGCGGTTGCTAGTGTTCTTTTGATAATCCTTTGTTTAGATAGTCATTTTGACATGAGACGGCAACGAATCCGAACCCGTTCTAACGCCAATGTAGAACTTACCGCCCGTATTCGTGTAAGAACGAGAGGGCGAAATATAATTATTTGAATTATGGAAGCAACTCAATCAAATCCGGCTATGGCCCTTCTTCAACAGGCCATGGAACTGATCTCCCCCAAAATGAGCATTCCTGTAGTAATAGATTACGATGCCATTACGAAAGCTGCGGTAAGGACAGTAGCCGAGGAAAGGAAAAAAATCTATAACCGCGTGCTTTTCACTCAAAAGGAAGCACAAGACACATACGGTAAATCGGTTATCAATGCCTTGGTAAAACGTGGTTTTCTCCAGCAATACAAGTTTGACACCCGTGAGGCCGTGGATAGGGAAGGTAATCCTATCATTAAGGCTAAAGGGGTAATTTATTACCGGATAGCGGAAATAGAAAAAGCTATTGAGGATGGGAATATCCTAAAAGGTACACGAAGAGGAACGATATAGTATTAACGATTAAAATATTACGATCATGAGTTTAATTAAAAAATCAACGGAATTGAATATTCCGACAAATGTAAAGATGATGCTTTACGGCCAAGCTGGTTTTGGCAAGAGTACAGTTGCATTGAGTGCTCCAATGCCGTTATTACTTGACTTCGACAACGGGGTTAAAAGAGTGAATGATTCCCATCTGCAAAGTGTGGACATCGTGCAAGTCACTTCTTGGAATGACATGAAGGTGCTAATGAGTGAAAATCTGTCAGCTTATCAATCAATAGTTATTGACACTATCGGTAAGATGATGGATTTCATTATTTCTTACAAATGTGGAACCCGACAGCCTTCTATTAGAGATTGGGGCGGTATCAATCAAGAATTTTCATGGTTTGTTCGCTGTCTGTCGGATTTGAATAAAAACGTCATTTTTGTCGCTCACAGGGATACACGAAAAGAGGGTGATGATACGGTTTTTGTCCCTGCGTTAAGGGAAAAGTCTTACAATTCGATCGTTACAGAATTGGATTTGTTAGGGTATATGGAAATGCGGAATGAGAATGGCCGGGTAAGAAGAACGATCACATTCGATCCGACAAATAGAAATGACGGAAAGAATACCTGTAATCTGCCATCTGTTATGGAGGTTCCGACTATTATAGACGTACAAGGGAAACCCACGGCAAAGAACGATTTCATCGCTACTCGGATTATTGCCCCTTATCTTGGTATGCTACAAGCTAAAAAGGCAGAACAAGAAGCATATAATAAGGTTTTATCAGATATAACAGGGTGTTTAGAATTGGTTGGAGATGCAGCATCCGCGAATGACTTCATTGCGCATATTAACGATTTCAACCATGTTGGAAGTTCAAAAATAAAAGCGGCTATGATGTTGGCGGCTAAGGCTAAAGAACTTGGATTGGTCTTTGACAAGAATACTAAAACGTATAACGATGCAGCAGCTTAAATATAAATTTTACGCCACTATTCTTGACTCCTTTTGGGGGTATTTGAATAGTGATGTGGTTTGGGAAAAATACTGGGGGTGGTCTGAAAATCCACCCCACACACCCGAACAGTTTCACGAGTTGCAGTTTCAAGAACTCATTGATCGCATTAATCGTAAACCTTTCGATAGCGAAGCTGCGGATAAAGGGACAGCGTTTAACGAATTGGTGGATGCTCTTATAGAAAATAGGAAACCTAATAAGATGAACGTAGAGAGAAATGCCGAGAATACTTGCTATACGGTTGTTTACAATAACCGTACATTCGTTTTTCCCATCTCTCTTTGCCGTGAGTTTGTTGATTACTTTAAAGGCGCATTGACCCAGATTAGAGTAGAAGCAATCCTGCCAACTGCATACGGTAATGTTTTGGTTTACGGTCTGATTGACGAGTTGATGCCTACCACCGTTCACGACATCAAAACGACCGGAAGTTATACGGTTGGAAAGTTTAAGGATCATCATCAACACCTTGTTTATCCATACGCTCTTATGCAGAACGGTTCGGATGTACGGACGTTCGAGTATAATATCGTGGAGTTCAACAAAGGCGGTTATGTGGTAGATACCTATACGGAAACCTATGTATTCAATCCAGAACGTGATATTCCTATTCTTACTAACCATTGTGAGGATTTTATCAAGTTCTTGGAAGAAAACAGCGAACTTATAACAGATACTAAAATCTTTGGAAATGGATGATGGTGTTTATCTTGATGAAACAGGAAAAGAAGTAGTATTCATCAATGATTTTGAATATTCACGAGAAGAGTTTGATACCATTGTTGATATATGTGGAGATTGTAATATATGATCTATGATCTCAAAAATGAATACCAAATACCCAAGTTTAAAGAGTATGTAAACAAATTGTTCAAAGAGCGTGCGGTAGTTGAAGTAAAAAAGAAATTACCTAATCGCACGCTCGCTCAGAACTCTTATTTACATCTTCTTTTAGGGTACTTTGGCAGTGAATACGGTTGCAGCCTCGATGAAGCAAAAATTGACTTCTATAAGAGGACTTGCAACCGTGATTTGTTTGAACGCAAGACGGTGAACAAAAAAGGTAAAGAAGTAACTTATTTGCGTAGCTCTGCTGAACTGACAACGGGTGAAATGACTCTTTCTATTGACCGTTTCCGTAATTGGAGCGCATCAATAGCTGGTATCTATTTGCCGGCCGCCAATGAACATCAAATGTTGATATATGCACAACAAGAAATTCAACGCAATCAAGAATTTATATGATACGAAAAGAGAAAATCGAACAAATGAAAGTTCTGATCTCCCAAAAACAACAGGAGATTCGGGATCTGCGACAGCTGGTAGGAGAAGAAATGATCGCTGATTTTTACGAGACACATAATCTCAAAGAAGGCCAGCATTTTTATTTTAATGATAAAGAGTGTGTAGGCGTAGAAATGTCTGCTGATTGGGGATGTTTGAAAACGTTCCCTATAACCGCTAAGGGAGAAGTCTCTAAGAAGGGGATGATTATTCATAGTGAGGAATCTATTAAACCGGTATAGCATGATAGAGACAAAGAATAACGAAATAAGGTATTTTACATCTGATCCCCAAAAGATGCTCAATAAATACCTTGCTCAACGAGTCCTAAAAACATGGACAGAGGACTTTATTGATGAAGATACTAGCGAGGTTGTATCAATTGAGCGTAATGAATTACTGTTTCAGAGAGGAACATTGATAGATCAGGATGTTCTTGCTCAAATCCGATTCTGTTATGAGTCTGGTGATATAACAAAGGATATTGAGGTAAGTAATCAAAAACGTTTGGCTGTTGAGCTGGTAAATGACTACTTACAGCCTTATATCGCTCAGGCCACTATTGATAGCAAAAAGTGTAAATTCCTGTTTTATGCAACCAGTGTAGATTCTGCACTTCTTCTCTTAAAGGATTATATTGAACTGAACTTTACGGCAGGCTTCATTATTAACATGGTTAAAGAGTTTGATTCCTGTGTAATCCTTACTGACACATTAAAAGAAAAGAAGATCGATACTTTGCCTTTGGATTTTCCCGATAATGATCCTGATGACAAGCCGGACGTTGATGAAGAGGAAGAACCGAAGAATTGTGATCGGAAGTTTTACCAGATAGAAACAAAAATTCTATTTGACGAGGATGAACGTTCAGCGACATTTGTTGTCCACACTTACAATGTTGACCGGGCAATGATGTTGATTACTTCTTATCTCAAAAAGAAGCAGGATGAACATGAACAAGAAGCCAAAGAAAAGGGAAATCCGTTCGAGAAAAAGGAGATTCATACAATGATTGAGGCTGCAAAGCCTATATCGGTAGGCCGGTTTATACCCCGTGAATTTTCGATGGCTTATTCTAGCAAATAGGTTTATCCCGGTGTGCTTTGGTTGGCTATCAGGGAACAGTTACAGTCGTGAGACAGGAGTTTATGTGTAATAATCGCGAATAGCCGGGTGAAAGTCCCGGCATACGGGCGGTCAGTGTTCTGGGATGAAACGTTACAGAGTGCGCACGATGTAAAGAGATCGGTTCGATACCGGTACCGTCCACAAACCCAAGCGAAGTGATGCGAAAGTGGCTTTAGCTCTGCAGAGCAAATTTTATCGGTACGCAGCCATCGGTACGTTGGCAATGATGTTAGTGCCCCGGGGAATCCGCTCCGGGGCTTTTTACTGAACAAAATTTTATCACCATGAATATAGAATCTTTAAACAGTTGGTCAGAGGCTTTATCAATAGTCGCTGCCATTCTCGGTATCATGGCTCTTATCTGGATAGGCCTGTGTTTGATAAATCAAAAGCGAAATCGGCGATGGTAATGGACTTTGGACGGGAACCGGATTATGAACCGGATGATTTTGATAACTATAATTTCGACTGATTATGTATTACATAAAACGAACTAAGGCTAAAAAGAAAGATAAGCCTTTACCCTTGTTTGATAAAGCAGGGGTAACAGTAAAGAAGAAGCCGGATCTGAAAGCGAAACTCGATAAAGAGTTTTCCTTGTTCATCCGGCTTCGCGATGCTATGCTAAACGGATATTTTAAATGTATCTCTTGTGGTCAGATAAAGCCGTTTGAGCAGGCCGATAACGGGCATTACATAAATCGACAGCATATGAGTACCCGTTTCGATGAAATGAACTGTAACGCTCAATGTCGGCACTGTAACCGCTTCATGGAGGGTAATATTCAGAATTACCGCAAAGGATTGATTGCCAAGTATGGTGAACAGAGAGTTGTCCTACTCGAAGCAAAGCAGGGTATTAGCCGGAAGTTTACCGATTTTGAGTACGAGCAATTAATCAAGTATTACAAGGTGCTTAATAAGAAGCTTAAAAAGGAGAGAGGATTATGAGTTATGTATTGCGAGATTATCAACAGAAAGCCTCTGATGCAGCTGTTTCCTTCTTTAACAACAAGGCGAAGAAGACGAATGCTATCATGGTTCTTCCTACAGGATCAGGGAAGTCACTTATTATAGCCGACATCGCTGCAAGGCTTGACGGGCACACCTTAGTGTTTCAGCCCAGCAAGGAAATACTCGAGCAAAATTTCAAGAAGCTATGTTCTTACGGCATCTTAGATTGTTCGATATATTCAGCTTCTTTTGGAAGAAAAGAAATATCAAGGATCACATTCGCCACGATCGGTAGTGTAATAAATCATCCGGATTTGTTTTCTCATTTCCAGTCTATCATTATAGATGAGTGTCACTTGGTAAATCCTAAAGAAGGAATGTATAAGACATTCTTAGAACTTCTCAAATGCAAGGTTCTTGGTTTAACGGCAACGCCATATCGATTAAGTAGTTCGCAAGAGTTTGGTTCTATGCTGAAATTCATTACCCGAACACGTCCGGCTATATTCAAGGATGTAATCTATCATGTACAGGTTTCTACTCTTTTGGATATGGGATATCTGGCAAAGCTAAACTACTATCCGATGAATCCGGTAGGCTGGAACGAGCTTAACTTGAAAGTAAATACCACCGGCGCTGACTATACCGATAAATCAGTTCAAAGAGAGTATGAGCGAATAGACTTCTACGGTTATGTTGTTCACATTGTCCAACGACTACTTAATCCGAAACAAGGTGGAAAACGGAAAGGCATTCTTGTTTTTACCCGGTTCTTGAAAGAGGCAGAGAAGTTGACTTGGTCAATTCCTGGCTGTGCTATCGTTTCGGGCGAAACTCCAAAGAAAGAACGAGAACAAATACTTGAGGCTTTCAAGTCTGGCCGGATACCAGTTGTCGCTAATGTTGGGGTACTCACGACCGGTTTCGATTATCCAGAACTTGATACGGTCGTTATGGCGCGTCCTACGATGTCATTGGCGATGTGGTACCAAATAGTCGGCCGGGCAATTCGTCCGCATTCGTCTAAAGAATCAGGTTGGATTGTTGACCTATGTGGAAATATCAAACGATTTGGGGAAGTGAAAGACTTAAAGTTGGTTGATGGAGGTAATGGTAAATGGGCGGTATATTCAAAAAGCAGACAATTAACTAACGTATATTTTTGATATGGACATACTAAGCATAATTAATCGCCTTCAAGAAAAGAGACGATTGGAAAAGATAACACCGGATCATGTGCCGGAAGTGGAGTTAATGAACACAATCCATGCAGAGGCGAGAAAAGAACTTAATGAGCTTTTTGTTTCTGGTAAGATTGGAATTACTAAGACGCTTAATTCAAAGGCTATTTATATAAAATAGATAAACATGAAAAACTACTTTCCACATGATAGTGATGCAAGAAGCGATGATAAAATTATCGCTTTACGTATAAAGCATAAATGGGAAGGATACGGGTTATACTGGGCGCTGATAGAAAAATTAAGAGAAAGCAAAAATTATACTCTAAAAGCCGATTATAATGTTTTGGCTTTTGATTTACGTGCTGATGCCGCAATTCTAAAAAGTGTAATAAATGACTTCGGGTTATTTGCCTTCACCAATAATGGTGAGTGTTTCTACTCCGAATCTCTAAATACACGTATGCAGCCATTGGACGAAAAAAGAGCAAAACTTTCTGATGCCGGTAAACGAGGAAATGAAAAGAGGTGGAAAAATGGTTCGAATAGGTCTGCGTCTCAATCGCCACCTGATAATAATTCTTTCGCCACCCAATCGCCACCCGATAGCCACCCAATCGCCCAACTATCGCAAGAAGAGATTAGAGAAGAAGTAGATAATAGTAAACCTAAAGAAACCTCTACTAGCGTAGAGGCAAAGAAAGCCGAACAAGCAAAGAAACTTGCCGCGGCTAAAGCCGCTACGCTCAAACGGAGGGATGAATTTTATAATTCTCTGGTTCCTTATGTGGAACGATACGGGAAGGAAATGATCCGGGCTTTCTTTGATTACTGGTCTGAACTCAATAAGTCAGAAACTAAGATGAGATTTGAAACGAATAAAACATGGGAGGTCGCTAAAAGACTTGCTACATGGTTTAATAAGGAAAAATTCAATGGAAAATCAAGTAGCACGATACCAAAGGCCGGATTTGGATCTTTTACCAAGTCTACCGGAAACAAAGCCGCAAGCCGTGAAACTGTGGGCCAATTCGCCAGAGCCGTACTGGAACAGTATAAATCCAAAGACGGCGATTGATGTCTTTAAATCGATCTCGCCTTCTATCGTGGAATTATCGATGACTTATGATGACATCTTCGTAAACTCGCTAATGTACACATGGTTTGAGCAATTCGTGAATTTCTACTCAACTAATGGAACGATGGACCCCGTTCAAATTAAAGATACTATAGATCTTGTTCGTGAAGAATACCCACATTATAAACCGGAGGACTTCAAGCTCTTTTTCAAAATGGCCAAGAAAGGTTATTTCGGACAAGTCTTTGGTCGTATAGACGGCGAGGTCATAATGAATTGGATGGCAAAGTATGACATCCATAGGGACACTCAGGCGCAAAACGAGGCTATTAAGGCAGCTGATGCTTTTCGTCCTCGTGTCCAAGCGAAGGAAAGCATCGGACTAACTTGGGATGAATATCAAAAATGGAAGAAAAATCAAAAAAGCAATGGAAAAAGTAAACGAGTTAATGAATGCTCCTTTGGGCCATTTGGTCAAGATCGGTAGATTATATTATGCTGCGATAGAGTTTCTACCGCAAGGAAATACTAAAGGAAACGTTTGTGTAGGATGCTCCTTTCGTGATGATGGAGGAGGTATAGAAGAGTGCAGGTACTCCAGCGCTTGCATGGCGCACAAGAGGCCAGATGGAGAAAGCGTGATCTTCATAAAGATTGACAGGTCATGACACATGGATCATTATTTTCTGGCGTGGGCGGCTTTGACCTTGCCGCCGAATGGATGGGATGGGAGAACCTGTTCCATTGCGAGATTAACGAGTGGTGCCAAAAGGTACTGAGGTTTCATTTCCCAAAAAGCATTCAATATGACGATATTACAAAAACAGATTTCTCCTGTTGGAGAGGAGAGATCGATATACTCACAGGTGGATTCCCTTGCCAACCCTTTAGCGTCGCAGGATCTCGAAAAGGAAAAGACGACGACCGTTACCTCTGGCCGGAAATGCTCCGTGCTATACGAGAGATACGACCCACTTGGGTCATTGGTGAGAACGTTGCTGGAATCCTATCGATGGTACAACCCGGCAGTGAGGTTACGGTGGAAAGTCAAGCCTCTCTTTTCGACAAGGCTGACAAGGAAACGATACTCGAGCAAGAATACGTTATTGAGACCGTCTGCCGAGATCTTGAGCGTGAGGGATATTCCGTCCAGCCGATTCTTATTCCAGCTTGCGGTGTCGGAGCACCACACAAGAGGTACAGGGTATGGTTCATTGCTTCCGACCGTTCAGACGCAAGGATTGAAGGTTTGCGACAAAAACGGAAAGACAAGGTTCATGGATGTCTCGTTGCTTCCGACACCGACAGCCCAAGATTTCAAGCGAAGGGGACCGAACAGCAAACAACAGGGATTACCGGAGGCGGCCTACAAAAAGATGCTACCGACACCTACGGCGAGAAGCTACAAAAATGGCTCAAAAATAACGGACGGGAGATCGAGGAGGAAAATATCGCAAGGCTGGACAATGGAGTTGAACGATCTTGCTGTATCAGGGCTTTTGCCGACTCCGACAATGAGAGATTATCAACCATCGGTATCACCGACAGGATTAGTTCGGAAGAACGGGAAAAGAAGAGACGATGCCTTATGCAATATACCAGTAATGATTGGCCAGCATTGTCAGCAGAACGATGGAAAGACTTCCCAACTCAACCCCCTGTTTGTCGAAGAAATGATGGGTTACCCTTTGATGTGGACTACCTTGCCATTTCTTTCACAAAATGGAGACAAGAGTCAATAAAAGCCTATGGAAATGCGATAGTTCCACAAGTAGCATTTGAGATATTCAAGGCGATAGATGCATCAATTCATTCATCATAGTTGAAAGCTGCATTTATCTATGATGAGAGCAAGGAAAAATAAAATAATATATGAAATACATAGATTTTTAAAAAAACAAAATGGCCATTAGCCATAATACTGGATTTGAGATAAAAACGGACGAATTGACACCGTCGCTCTATCCTCATGTGAAAGATACCGTTCGTTGGGCGGTAGCCGGTGGTTGCAGAGCTATATTCTCCAGCTTCGGTATGCAAAAGACAGTCCCAAGCTTCACTATACAATACTCCTAAACAAGGGTTTAATACATACTCGATTAATAATGGATGTTCGTTTATCCATTCTGTGATATATTCTAATAGCATAATTTTTAAGATTATATTATTGAATACATCCGTCACGCATGGATCATCAGAACAAAGATATAAAAAAGGAATAAACTATGGACACACAGATAGAAAATATAGTTCTGATTAATACCGATGACTATCAAGATCTCATTAAAATGGCTTCATTAAACGAGGACGATATAGATAAAAAAGCAGAACTGAAAGCAAGAAGGTTACTGGAAGAAAGGACTCCTTCAATGAAAATCAATCTGAGATTTGCTTTCGGAGATAATTATCGAATGCATGAACATATCCGGGTTTCAACAGGGGAGGACATTACTCCTCAAATGGAATCAGTGGCATTAAAAGCAAAACTTTGGGCACAGGAAACGTTTGAAGAAATCTGTGAAATGATTGATATTAAATTAGCATGTGAGGAAGCAATTGAGAGAAAAGATAAAGAAACCTGTAATGCTGTGCGCTGGGCCGCTGCCGGGTGGTTAACCTCCATTGCTCTATTTGCTATTCTGGTAGCAGTTTTTGTATTCAAGTAGTGAAAGATGAAAGTACAAATTAAAACAGACAAGAAGTATCATCATGACGATGGATTAGTGAATGGGTTGGTTGTTGAAGTTGACTTTATGGGAAAAGACATCGGAAATGGAGACTATTATAAAGCGATTGGTATAAAGCATCGTTTATATTTGACAAGCAAAGATTTTATTAAATTGACTAATGATTAAATAATCATGAGATTAAGACAAGCCAAGAAGATAATGAAAAACTTCCAGTTATATACCGGGATGTTATGGATATACAGAACCGAAAGGTTCTGTGAACTTTGCATAAACACAAGAGGCAACGCCCCGAACCACCAGTAACGTCGCCTCTCCACACGATTATTTAGTGCAAATATAAATATTTACTTTTAAATAATCGTGTCATGTTTTCAGAAATTGCAGAAATAAAATCTATCAGAGAGCAGAAATCAAAGTTATCGGAGAGGGAAAAAGAGCTAACAGAACCTATATTGACTGATCTTGACATGATAGGAACGTTATATGGGTGGTTTCAGGAGATTATTTCTCAAAAGGAAACGTTTAGGGTAGGGAATGTTACCCAAAGAAAGAAATTCATCTTTATCATCCTGTTTTTATACTCTCCAAGCACTCTCGCAGGCGGGAAGATGAAGAACGGTCTTCGGAATAAATTAGCGGAAGTTTTAGGGATAAGTGCTCAGACGGCCATATCTGATAATCGGAATAATCTGGTGTTTTCTTATCAGTTGTATAAGTATTTCCGGCAAGATGTGGACTGGATATATGGGGAAATGATAGAAAGACTGAAAGCCGGAGTTTAGTGCTCCGGCTTAGTAGTTAGTCCGCCTTGCTATTATAGTGTATGCAAAAACTATCATATTCGTCTTCGAAAGAAGTTCCATTTTTATTGCATACCTCATTTAGAACAGTAGTCATAAGTTCATTTATGTATGCTACTGTATATTCTGCTTTATTGGCAGTAACTTCTTCTTCTTCTTTAAAGATTAGTTCTTCCCGATTTAAAGTTTTCTTTATATCGGAAAGAGGTTTATTCACGTTGTTTTCTTTTAAAAAAGATTCAGCTTTTGCGTCAATGAAAGATTTTGCATTTTTCATAAAATCAAAGTTACTCATAATATAACCTCCTGTTTTTATTGGTTTGCCCACAAACATACCAACAATATTTGAAGAATGCAAAAAAATAGTGATGATTTGTTTATATAGTCTTATATTTGAACGCTCGCAATCTGTCGGCAAACCGGATGCGGGCGTTGTGCTATGTTGGTATTTACTTCTGCTTTTCAATTAATGCCTCTTGCATTTTTTTTATCAAGTCCTTTTGTCTGGAATATATAAAATGAGACTGAAAGTTGACTTTTATCCATTTGCTTATGTCTTGCGATTCTTGATTTATGAAGCTACTAATGATACTTTTCCCTTCCTCATTGCTACCCGAGATTATTTTTGTGATAGAATAGTTACAAATTTCAAGTAGTATTGTATATTCCCAAGGGTTATACCATCTAACTGCATTATATTTATTTGCAACTTCAATATTCTGATAGAAAGAAAATTCATTTTCAAAACCTACTCGATTAAAAACTTCGCTAACCAAGTTGTTTTGGCCATTGATATTCTTTAATTTGAGAACGATTTCATTATCAGTCAATAGTTGAAAAAGATTAATACTGTCAGATACCTGTATAGTATTATGATATTCATTGTTATCAGCAATATAATTCATTATTATATTTTCGTCGATACCTCTAGTACTATTTCCGCTCAATACAATTCTGGTAGGTAGAATGGTTAGGATGTAATCGTCAGATTTCCATACACCTAATAAATTATCAATTTTCAAATTTTGCATACTTTCCATATTTTACTCCTCCATCTTAAACCTCGTTCCACATTTAGAGCAGGTGATAGTGTTGGGATTAACTGACTATCTTTCGTCCATAAGAACTGAAGCTTAAACAATTATCATTGTTACCAATTATAAGAAGTTGCATTTTTAACTTTGGCTTGAATTTCAGTCTTACTGGCAGGTAGACATACAGGAATTGAGAATTGTACTCTATTCTCACTGGATGTATTTGTGCCACCTTTTGTCTCCCCGCCTATTCCAAGCATGGGAACTCCGATTTTGCCGCCCATAGACTTCTCCTCTGTTTGGGTAACAGTAACGGCGATATTCATATTAATAACTTGTACACGCCTTTGCATTGGAAAGTTTCCTTCTTTTGGGACGTAAAAATTACCATCAGTTCCAACTGAGACATCAGGGTTTACAATGACATCTAACTCCGAACATTTATCCATTGCATCTTTGACTCCCAATGAGATCTGCTGAATAGTTTCACTAATAAATTCTTTTAACTCCATAACTTATATAATTATAGATGTACCTTTTGTTTCGTTTTTCTCATTCCTGGCAGTAAGTTCTATCACTTCGGAGCGATTGTTTTTATTTTTATATAGAGAGCTAATTTTGTACTGGCCACATCCTTGTGAATTTAGAGTATCCATGTGTTCACTGATTCGACGCAAGGCTGTACCACTAAAACTGCTAATATCCACTTTGCATTCTGGTAAAAGATTTTTTTCTATTTTTTCAATCAAACTACTCATGATATCGCCTCCTATTTTAAATTTAACAATTTACAAATCTATCTAACAAAATCGAAGAAAGCAAGCAGATCCTTTGAAAATTTGTTCGGACAAGAAAGAAATCCTTTTCTTTCTTGGTATATACGTAAGTATATACTTCTTTCTTTATATATAATATATTTATTATTATTTGTGTCGCTTGCTGTGTCTACCTTGTGTCACTTGACTGCGTAATAGTTTGTATTATAAAGTGTTATCTGTGTCTATTCTGTGTCGTTTGCTGTGTTACCGATAATGGGCTGAATTTCAGACGTTTATTAGTTGAGCTATTCAATTTTGAGAAATCAATAGTTATGGGCTGTGTCGTTTGCTGTGTCAATATTGAAGGTAAATGGTTAAAATATAGGTGTTTATCTGTGTCATTTGCTGTGTCGCTTTTTTAGTGGGGTGTGTCAGTGATTGATGTAAAGTGTTGATGAATAAAGTTGTAGCTGTGTCGAAAGAGAGGCGGGTAGTTAGTCCGCTTCTCTTTTTAGAAAGTTTATTTTTTGATGAAAATTTAACTTAAAGAAAATACTGATTAATACACAGCATTTGATACACTTATCATTATACTTATCTTCGAGTTTTTTTAATTCGTCACTTTTAAATTTTCTATGTAACGCCTCGATTCCCTCTTCTATTTTTTGAAAATTTTCTTTATTAGGATGCTTCGTGTTATAGCTGCTTCGTAAAGATAAACTTGTCAAATGGAATAGCATAGAGTAAAGCTTATTAATATAATCCATAGATGTGTAGTAAATGTTTGAAATTTCATCAGTGCTATCTTTATCAGTAAAATAGACTTGCAATAATGTGTATGTTTGGCATAGTTCCTTGAAGTCTTTTATAAATTCTTCTTGAAATCTCAAAATATCATTAGTTACACCATAGTTGTATAGATATATCTCTAATCGATTTTTATGTATAGAAAAGATGCTAATTTCGTTTAAGAAATTTAGAAACGTTTCTTTTCGTTCTTTCAAATATTCATTTTCTCGTTGCTTTTCAAAACCTATCTCGTTTTTTACTAATTCAATTTTTTTGGTAATTTCTTCAATGTCTTCTTTGGTAGCAAGATTCTTTCCTTTTTCAGATTCATAAGATTTATTTCGGGCAATATACCTCCAAAGAAAAAACTGTGTTAAACCAATTGCACATGTACAAATAGCTAAAAATGTGTTTGTATCTATTGAATTCATAATATTAGTTTTTTTGAATGCTTCATGAATGTTTGGCGACACATGGGGCGTTTGGTGGTTATAAGCCGGGTGTTCTGGCTTTAATTCATTTTTATTATAATATTTTCAAGCGTTTCGTATTTCGTTTGAATTGCTTGGAATTTCTCATTTAACTCGTTAATTAACTCTTCAATTTTAGAAATCATAATTAATCTTATTTTTTTGTTTTTATTGGTATTCTTATCATATTCGGATTCTAGGTCATAGATTAGCCTCTTCTAATAACGTTCGTGCAACGTATTTTTTCACAAGGATGAACTCCGTATATTGTGGGAATGCTATTTTTTTTGTATTGTAAATAATCATTAATTAGTGAAATGTATGATTCATATTGACTGAAAAAGAATTTAAAAGATTCGTTTACTTTATCATTTAGCTTATCTGTTGTGGTCGTAACAGATAAGCTAATTCTGTATTGCTCGCTTGCAATCATATCCTTTACTATTTTTGAAGTTAACTTCATGAAAATATCTTTGTTCAATTTTTCATTTGATTCTATATAATCTATATATTTTAAAAGGGATGATATATAGTCGTTATGTGTTTCATTTATTAGATTATTACATCTACTAACTTTGGTGTTGAAAATAGTTTCTAAGTATTTTTTATTTCTTAATTTCTTGTTTTCAATAAGCTCTTTAAAGAAATTAATTAATTCAATTATAATTGTTTCCATAGGATACTCTTTTATAAATTTTCCGCTAATTTCTTAATATCCTCCTTACTATTGATAACATGTGTATCCTTACCGATCCGGACGGCTCCAACTACTTCGTCAGAAGACTTATCGAACAGTTCTGCCACAGGAACACCGAGGGCATTGGCGATCTTCTCAAGAGTCTCAAGGGTGGGATTGCCGTTGATACTATTTGATAGTGTTACTCTATTTACACCGATAAGATCTGCTATATTTTGAATAGTCGTGCCTTTTTCTTTAATAAGTTCTTTTATTCTTAGTTCCATAACGTAGCTTTTATATTACGCCACAAATATATAAAGAAAATCTTTGTGTAAATACATACACTACGTTTTAAATGTTAAAGTAGTGTTAAAACTATCATATTGTATTGTTTATGTAAATGTATAACCTACATTTGCATTATCAAAGTAGGTCAAAGACTACGAAACAATATAATTCAACTAAACATAAACGATTATGAGTACTACATTTAAAAACAACATGAGAGAGGTTATGAGCACAGCATGGCAGATGTTCAGAATCACGGGCGAGAGTTTTTCAGAGTGTCTAAAAAGAAGCTGGATGCTTCTGAAACTGAAAGCACAGATGAAGAAAAGAACGGTTCAGTTCTTCTATCAGAAGGTATCAGGTGAAATTCGCCAGGCGTTCGGTACGTTACGTGATGAAGTGATAGCAGATAATGTAAAGGGTACAGGTCGTAAGCCTAACGAGAACCTGTTTACCTATTTCGATTGCGAGAAGAACGAGTTTCGTTCATTCAAGAAGTTCAACCTGATAAAGATAGCATAGCCATGAGATTCAATCAATACCCTACAATTTCAAGAGAAGCTTTTGAAATTGAAAAGAATGCAAAGAATAAAGCCTACTTCTTTATATTATCACATGGATTACTTGATGAATTTGCAAAGCTCTGTAAGGATTATCATTCAGATAATCCACACGAGGATTGCAAAAAACTTATTTTAAAAGAAATGGCATGATTATGAAACTACTATCAGTTAACTACTGCAATAGCACTTTCTCTGTTGAGAGTAACGGCGAAGTGTACACCGGTTCTTTCGGCACTTGTGGCGGTTTTGTCACTGTCACTAACCTAATAGGGTATAAGGCTAATTTGTCTTTAAAATTTAGAATTGAGACTTTCTTGTACGATATAATACTGTAAGTCATGATATTTAACGGTAAAAGATATAAATATTGAAGAAATCAAAAACAAATCCGTTCACGAAGATTTATTACGTGCCATGTGCCTGATTAATCAAGCTCGTAACATCGTTTCGGACGCAATGGATGAAAAAGAATTGCGAGACACTGGTTGTTATGGCAATTTGGACGAGATAATAACTAATCTGAATGAATGTTTTAGTGACGTAGGGGATATCGTAGGTTCTACCATGACCTACCGAATAGATTCTATGATGCAATAGCACGATTACCAAAGGCCGTCCGAACCACTTTAGGGGCGGCCTTTACCTAATTTACGACAATGTGCCTATTGTCGTTTATAAGGATTGAAAATATTCTTTGAAAGATTTGGTAGGTAATAATTTTGTGATATGAAAACGATCCGCATACGTGACGGTCAGCGGTAAAAGATATTTAGGGCATTGATTAGAGTTGCAGACCGTCACATCAGGCAACTTTAATCTTTGCCCTTTGCTTTTTCTTGTCAAGCGAGACTGAAAGAGCAAGGTAGAACGGCATACTTCGGGGTTCGAGTCCCCGGCTACCACTATCAGGCATAAAAAATCCGCAAAGGTGTACTTGCCTGATCACCGATGCGGATAATAATAACTTCTAATAACGCAAAGTTATGGATAATATTAGAATTTTCCAAAATGAGCAATTCGGACAAGTAAGAATTGCAGTGAATGAAAACGGTGAGCCTGTATTTTGTCTAGCAGATGTATGCAATATGCTTGACCTTATTCCAAGTAAGGTCGCTCAAAGATTAAGTGATGATGTACTTTCAAAGTACCCCATCGTTGATAATTTGGGTCGAGAGCAGATTGCTAATTTTATCAATGAAGATGGTTTATATGATGCTATTTTGGATAGTCGTAAGCCAGAAGCACGACAAATTAGAAAATGGATGACAAGTGAAGTCTTACCTTCTATCCGTAAAACCGGCGGCTACATGATCGCAAAACCAGAAGATACCCCCGAAGAGCTTATGGCCCGTGCTCTTTTGGTCGCTAAAGACGCATTGAAGAGACGAGAAGAGCGGATTGCCAACCTTGAGCAGCAAACTGTCTTACAAAGTGAGCAGCTTCAAATTGCAGCCCCGAAGGTAAATTATTATGACAGGGTTTTGCAGAGTACCAGTACGTATAATATAAATCAGATAGCAAAAGAGTTTGGCATGAGTGCTGAAACAATGAATAAGAAGTTGAAAGAGCTTGGCATTCAATACAAACAGGGCGGGCAATGGCTCTTAACTCATAAGTATCAAGATCAGGGCTACACGAAGACAAGGACACACCCATACATACAACATGATGGAAAACCCGGTACAGCTATGCAAACAGTATGGACAGAAAAGGGTAGAGAGTTTATTCACAACCTGTTTAATCTGAAAAATACTATCGTAACCGGTGTTAAAGAGCTTTCACGCATATACGATAATATGGACGATCTCGAAAAGAAAGAAGAAGTTTTCAGTGAGCCTCTATATACAGACTTGTCTAAGATTGATGCTATGTATGATGTGTTTCGTTCTGTGTACTGCAAGTCAAAAATGACTGTCTATGACCGTAAGAAGTTTTTGTTTGTGGTGGTCTTGTTGTATTGCCCTAAAACACTCGCCGGTAAAAAGATGAAGAGCGGTTTGCGTGAAAAAATGGCTGATGTACTTAATATTAAAGCCCGTACTGCTCTTTCTGATAATGTAAAAGATCTGGTTAAGATCTATGATTCCGACTCTGATTTTAAGAAAGATGTGAGTCGGGCGTATAAATTTATCACTAAAAATATAACGCCTGACATCAACAATCCATTTCTTTTGAGATTACAGGCATAAAATAATAATGCGTACCCTCTTCTTTGATCAGGGTACGCTAAAAAATATGATAATGAATCAATTGTCGTATATTAAATACCAGTAGACTTTTAAATATATGATATTGTAGATACTTTTGAAAATGATAAATTAAATACGTGATATTATGACTATTAAATATAAAGATCAAGAAATAGAGGCGTACCCTCTTATCATGCGCAAAGAGAACGCTTTGGATATTCTAAGAGGTAAGAAGACTATTGAGATCCGTAAGTTCAGTGGTAAATATGAGAAGATGTTTACGGATTTCAAGCAGCTTGAAGAAAACGAGAAATTACGAAAGGCTGGGCGAGATGAAGAATGCCGGCCTGTTTTAAGAACAGACATAGAGGCCGTGCATTTTTATAGTACTGGTGCACCATGGACGCTCGATGTCGCTATTGATGAGATAGGCATAGGCGAGATAACAGAAGAAGGCATTAAATTCATGCACGATGAATTTGATTTTCATGATTTTGATGAGCAGTTAGAAGAATTCAAAAAGAATCCTCCTGAAGAACTTCCTTTGTTTTACTACTTGCATATTTGTGAGATCATCAACCATTCTGGTTTGAAATAATATAAGCCACTTTGGTGGCTTTATTTGTCAGAAAAAAGATTGTTTAATTAAAAAATTAAAGTTATGCCAGAGTATTATGCAAGTGACGCAAGCGGTAAAAAGTACCGTACTCGTAAAGATTATGAGGCGGGACGATTTCAATCTACGGGGCGAAATGCGTCTCAACGAGCAAGAATTAATCGTAAGGCAGGCGGTAGAGTTGTCTAATGATGGATAAGGCAATAGACATAATCAAAAACGTTGCTTTAAAGGCTGATAGGGTTATATTGTTTCACTCGGCATCGGGTAAAGACAGTATAACCCTTTTAGACCTTATATCGCCCTATTTCAAAGATATTGTATGTGTCTATATGTATGTCGTTAAGGACTTGTCCCATATAAATAGGTATATCAATTATGCTTGCAATAAATATCATAATGTGAAGTTTGTGCAAATACCTCATTTCGGAGTTTATAGTAATATCAAGTACGGATATATGGGATGTAGGGTAAATAAAGGTCAGAGATTGTACACGATGGCACAACTTACAGATATAGTAAGGGAGAGATATAATATCGGATGGGCTTTCTTTGGGTTTAAGCAGTCTGATTCGATGAATAGACGTTTAATGTTACGTACATACGAGATGAGCGGAATCAATGAAGTACAGAAGAAGTGTTATCCATTGTCTGAATATAAGAATAAAGATGTATTGAAATATATTAGCAAGACTGGTTTAATCAAACCGGAAACATACGATTCCAAGCATCAATCATCTGGTACTGATATTACTGATATTAATTACTTATTGTTTCTTCGTAATAATTTTCCGGACGATCTACGTAAGGTCATAAATGAATATCCATTGGTAGAAAGAAAACTTTTTGAGTATGATTATGAAAGAGATAAAGCAAAGTGAGACAAGGATTATAAAGCGTTCCCAAATAAATCTCAATCCGATCAATCCTAAAAGACATTCAGATGAGAAAGTGAAGCTGCAAAAGAAGAATCTGCAAAAAGTGGGTTTTCTTGGTGGTATTGTGTGGAATGAAAGTTCCGGTAACTTGATTGATGGGCATCGTAGGATAAAGGCTATGGACTTGCATTACAAATACGATGGAACTCCAGATACGGATTACGATGTTAAGGTAGAGGTTGTGAGTTTGGATGAGAAAACAGAAAAAGAACAGTTGACATATATGGCAATAGGCAATACTAAACCGGATATTGACCTTATCGCTAATTACATTTCCGATATTGATTATTCTGATGTTGGACTGGATATTGGAGAACTTAACGATATTCTTGCTATAAATATGGAAACTCCTTCATTGGTAGATTCATTAGACGATTTACTATCGCCTGTAGAGGATGATGTCTCAGATTCTGATGAGAGGAACTATGAAGAAAAGAAAGAGCACATGAAAGCCGTCAAGCAACAGGTTAGAGAGAATGCTATCGAAAGGCAACAGAATGAAGAGGCGTATATAATGCTCTCGTTTTCCTCTTATAACACTAAAAGTGATTTTTGTGATTTGCTTGGCATAAGCACTGATGATAAGTTTACAAAAGGGGAAGATGTATTAAAGTTGATTAAGTAACGAACGTAACGAATACGCGCAGGCGTGTGATGATATGGCAAAGAAACCCAATATAGAAGATTTTAGAAAGGTTGTCCGTAAATCTGGTGGAAATCTGACTAAAGTAGCTGCAACATTCAAAGTGGCTCGGAAAACTATATACCAATGGGCGAAAGAAGATTCTGAATTTAAGGATGCTATATCAGACGAACGTGGGGCTTTGGTTGATGAATGCTTGGTTTCCGCTCGTGTTCTCGCATTGGGTATTCCCGAAAAGGATGAGAACGGTAATTTCGTGGGTTGGCGTGAACGCCCAGACGGCTATATGATTCGTTATCTGCTTTCTACATTAGGAAGGAACGAAGGTTTTGGAGAAGAATCTGAAGATGCCGATATTCCTACCGATATAAACCACGGTATTTCTATTGATTCATGGATTAAAGATAAATTGAAATGATTGTTCCTCAAGAAATTTACCATCCATTATACGAGGATAAGGAAAAATTTATAATTCTTATCACTGGTGGACGTGGTTCGGGAAAATCTTTCAATGCTTCCACCTTTATTGAACGGTTGACTTTTGAAATGACTCCTGTAGAGAAGATAGTCCACCAAATACTTTACACCCGTTATACGATGGTTTCCGCTGGAATGTCTATCATTCCGGAAATGATGGAGAAGATAGAACTTGACGGGACAACCAAATATTTCAAGACTACAAAGACGGACATAGTCAACAAGATGACTAAAAGCCGTATCATGTTCCGTGGTATCAAGACCTCTTCGGGCAATCAGACGGCAAAGTTGAAATCCATACAAGGTATTACTACTTTCGTCTGTGATGAAGCGGAAGAGTGGACGAATGAAGAAGAGTTTGACAAGATAATGCTTTCCATTCGTAAGAAGGGGATTCAGAATCGTATTATCATCATAATGAACCCTTGCGACTCCAATCACTTCATATACAAGAAGTATATAGAGAACACTCATAAACTGGTAGAGATTGACGGCGTACAGGTTCAAATCTCCACTCATCCGAATGTGCTTCATATTCATACTACTTACTTTGACAACTTGGAGAACCTTTCACCGGAGTTCTTGAAAGAGGTCGAGGATATGAAAAAGAACAATCCCGAAAAGTATGCTCATGTGGTTATCGGCCGGTGGGCTGATGTTGCGGAAGGTGCCGTGTTCAAGAAATGGGGTATTGTTAAAGAGTTCCCGCAGTGGTGTAAGAAAGTTGCTCTCGCGTCTGACTGGGGTTATACTAATGACCCGTCAACTGGTATTCGGTGCGGTATTATTGATAACCGGTTGTATGTAGATGAACTCTTCTATGAAACAGGAATGTTAACCAACGCTATCGCTGAAAAACTAAAACCGTGGGGCTTGAAAGTATATGGTGATAGTGCAGACCCTCGTTTGATACAAGAAATTAAGAATAGGGGAGTGAATATCTATCCAGTAGATAAGTTCCCTGGTTCAATCAAGGCTGGCATTGACAAGATACATGAAATGGAACTATTCGTTACAGAACGTTCTTATCACATCATTGAAGAGCTTCGCAAATATGTTTGGGATAAGGATAAAGACGGCCATTATATCAATGAACCTATTGATGCTTACAATCATACGCTTGACCCTATTCGTTACTATATCTTGGGACACATTCTCGGACGTATTTTGAAGCCGAAAGATAATTCTGGAGTATTTGGACATTAAAATATAATCAAATGAAAACGATAGACGAAATTTTAGCACTCGAAGATATAGACCGGAAAATCTACTATCTGAAAAAAGGTCGTAAAACTCAGCTTCCAGACCGGGAGAAACTATATGCTGATTGGGACCCCAATAAGCATGAAATCATCATGGATGAAGAAAAGTATCCACAGATAGAAATCACTATTGAGCAGGAGAAAGAGGTATTTGACGAAAAGACAGGCAAGACTACTGTCATCCCGAAAAAGACAAAGAAGGTTGATCCTAACCGGATTGCCCTTCCTCTTGAACAGGATATCGTGAACATCCAAACGGCTTTCACCGTTGGTACTGAGCCAAAGATGAACTGTACTCCAGATGAATCGGAGAAAGGTATCTTTGAAGCTTTGAAGCAAGTCCTGAAGAAGAATAAAATCAAATATCAGAACCGGAAGATTGTTCGTTCTTGGCTATCAGAACAGGAAATAGCTGAATACTGGTATGTAACAAAAGACGATGGCTTCTGGGCGAAGTTAAAGGCAAAAGTAGCCAATCTATTTGGCAAATCTATGCCTCAATACAAACTACGTAGTGTTCTTTGGTCACCGTTCCGGGGTGATAAGCTATATCCTTTCTTTGATGATTCTGGCGATATGGTCGCTTTCTCTCGTGAGTACAAAAAGAAAGACCTGGACGACCACGAAATCACCTGTTTTATGACTGTGACGAAAGATGTAGTTTACCAGTGGGAGTTAGACAAAGGTTGGGAGATGGTTCCCGCTTTCAAGCATGGCTTTAAGAAATTACCAGTAGTATATAGCTACCGACTGGAGGCATATTGTGAGAAGATAAAGACTATTCGTGTACGTTTGGAAAAACTTCTTTCCAGCTATGCTGATTGTATCGACTATCATTTTTTTCCTATCCTAAAACTGTTCGGAGATGTAGAAAAGATGTCCGGTGAGTTCAGGAGCCGTGTTGTTCAGTTGACGGGAGAGGGGGCAGACGCAGTATATTTGACTTGGAATCAAACCAGCGATCCTGTTCGAGTCGAGTTTGAAAATCATTTTAACCAAGCGTATGCGCTAACTAATACTCCGCGTATATCATTTGATCAGCTAAAAGGGAGTGGTAACGCATTATCAGGTGTTTCCTTCCGTTATGTCTTTATGGGAGCGCACATGGCAGTAGAAAATTCAGCAGAAGAAATCGGAGCTTTTATGCAGAGACGTATTAATTTCCTCATATCGGCACTTGGCTCAATCAATACTAATTTCGAAAAACCTTCCGAAACAATTGATGTTGAAGTTGAAATTCAACCCTATATTATTGATAATTTGGATGATAAAGTATCTACTGCTGTCTCCGCTGTAAATGGTGGAATATGGTCACGCCGAGAAGGTATCTTGTTTGCCGGAAACATGGATCGCATCGACGAAGAGCTGAAAGAGATTGAAGAAGAGCAAGCTGCAAAGACGAAAATCGAAAGAATAGAACAAAAATAGGTGGCTTAGTTAGAAAAATTACGAGGTTTATAAATTCGTGTATTTAAAAATAGAACATTTTAATCATTTTAGTCATGGGAAAGAAGAAGCCTAAGAAGAAAGGCGGTAAAGGCTGCTGATCAGGATAGCGGTTGCTCCGGTGGGGTAGCCGCTATTTTTTTAATATTCATAGTAAAATAATGAATACTATGTTTGTTTGTATTCGTAATATTACTATATTTGCATAGTAATTAAGTCCAAGCGTTATGAGTTACAAATCAATTAAAGACGTTGTAACTATGTTGCAAGAAAACGGTTTTGAATTTAAGAGTCAGAAAGGTAGCCACTTGAAGTTTGTCAAAGGCGACAAGACAGTTATCGTACCGAATCATAACAGCAAAGGCGTTGAGAAAGGCACTTATTACAGCATTTTGAGACAAGCGGGGCTAAAGTAGCCCCCCTTGTTCTCATTTAAAAAAATAGGAGGTAATATGAAAACGGTAGAAGTAATTGTTGAACATGCGGGAAAGAATCTAAGTGCGTACATCGAAGGTGCTCCGGTCATTACTGTTGGTAACGACATGAAAGAGATTGAGGATAATATGAAAGAGGCTATCGAATTGTACTTAGAAGACAATCCTAATCCAGTAGAGATTCTGACCGGAGAATTTGAGCTAAAGTTTAAGATCGATGCTGCCACTTTTATCAATTACTACAGCAGCATCTTCACGAAAGCGGCATTAAGCCGGATAACCGGCATCAATGAACGTCAGTTGTGGCATTATGCTGCCGGAGTGCATAAACCCCGCAAACAACAACTGGAGAAGATTCAGAAAGGTATTCAGTCTTTGAGTAAGGAATTGTCGGTTATAAATTTATTGTGATAATGGAAAATACAGAAATTGTTTTAAATTTTCCTGTACATAAATTGAATAGTGAAATAACAGAGAAAATTTCAAAAATTCGATCATCGCAAATTCCAGAACAAATTCAAAAAGGATTGCAAAATGAAATTATGTGGGTTGATCTCTTAGGGAAGATTACTACGGTCGCTGAGTTAGATTCTCTTAATAGAGTCAAGTTATCTTCTGCATATTGCCAGTTCTTATGGATCATATGTGATATAGCAATTAAAACTTATGATGCTAATGTTTTAGAATTGGAATTGGCAAAAGAAACAAAGGAAATAAAAGACGCTTTAATTAAAATGGTAAAACTGTCTCAAAAAAGAACAAAAGAAATTGATGTGTTAAACGAAATTATAGATCATCAGGCTGTTTTTGAGAAGGCTTTTTCTGAATTTGGACTAGCAGAACAATTGATAACAACTAAATTCACAAAGGAGGATGTTAGCCGTTTTAATTGTTTGGATATGACCAGTGATTATGGAAGTAAAACTAATTCAGTCTATTGTTATGGTATAATTTTTATTCTTTTGCATGAATTAGCTCATTTCCGATTTGGGCATATTTGTCCTACTAAAGAAGATGAGAAAGATGCAGATAGTTTGGCCTTTTGGGATATTTATTATGACGTTCTAGATACAGATAAGATTACTGCGACTCTTGGGGTTATTTCAGCTCTTTTTTCATTACTGTTTTTTTCAAAGGATTTAAATGGAGATGAACAACATCCTGACGAAGACAAAAGAGTATTTGAAATATTTGACATAGTGCGAGACGATTGTGCTAATTACGCAGGATTGATAGTACAATTTTTTAAACTATGGGCTTTCTATTGGAATATAAAAGATTTTCCTTCTATGTCAGAAACATATGAACAAACCTTAGATGATATTAAGAATTGGCTTGAAAAAAAGAAAAAATAAAATCGTTAGGCGTGATTCCTACCCGGTTTCACGCCTTTTTATATATATTCAGCACATTGCCTCTTAATGTGCTTTTCTTCTCCCTTCAAAATTTCCCCTTCTATTCCCATCCATTTACTTTTATGCTGATTTTACGACAATAGCTCTATTGTCATGTATTCCGTATTCTGAAATTTCTTATCTATACATAACCTATCTACTTTTATACCAAAGATTTTAAACGAAAATTCATACGGTATGAAAGAAAAGATTTTAGCATTACTCAAAACCAAATTCCCTGGGGTTGATGAAGCTACTTTAAGCCGGATCGCTGAAAAGAAAGCGGTCGGTGTTACGGACGAAAGCCAATTACAGACAATCGCGGATGGAGTAGGCTTTCAGGACGTGTTAAATTCCTATGGTGATTTCCGGGCTAATACAGCCGTTACCTCCGCAGTGACTAACTACGAGAAGAAACACGGCTTGAAGGACGGTAAGCCAATCGAAATCGAGAAACCGGTAGAAAAGCCTGTTGAGAAACCTGCTGATGACATGGCAACCATCATCGCCAATGCAGTGAGCGCAGCCATGAAACCTCTCTCCGATAAACTTACTCAGTTTGAGACAGAGAAGTTACAGGCTACCCGTCAGGAGCAGATTTTGGCAAAGGCTAAAGAGTATGGTATTCCCGAATCGCAAGCAAAGCGTTACGGTATTCCTGAGGACGCAGACTTGGATGCTTATTTCAAGGATGTAAAGCAGGAATTGACGAACGAAGGCTTTGAGGGCGTGAGAAGTCCCGAAGTAGGTGGTGATACGAAAACGGAAGCGGAATCTATCGCCAGCATGATTAGCGAGGGGACAAAAACGATTGTTGAACAAAACAAAAATTAATCATGGCAGCAGGTACTAAGTACAATTTAATCCCTGAAAAGGAGGTGCAAGAATTTTACCGTGTTGAATCCGGTGTCAGAAAGAGCGGCCCGTGGAAGTTGGATATTACCAATCTGGTGGTAGGATCTTTCTTACCTGTGTTCACCCCGGTTCAGGCTGATTTGGTAAAGCGCACACTTGTTCCCGTCCGCAACGTGAAAGTTGTGGAAGCTTATGCTAATGGAGCAGATGCTTTATCTATCAAAATCGCAAAAAAATCGCTGGCTTATGTTGGTATGTTCATTGGGAACGGCACTAAAGGTACAGAGGTTTCCGCTATCGACAAATCAAACGAAAACTACGACGTTCTGACTATCAAAGCCGCTTTCGGTACTGATATTGAGAAAGACACTGTTCTTTTTGAAGCCACAGCAGTAGGAGGCACAAAGAAGAAGCATACTGCAAACTTCGTTCTCTTCGACGCAAAGAAAGTTGAAGACGATGGCGCTGTTCTCTGCACTCTCTTGATGCAGGCGTATGAAGTGAAGGAAAGCAAATTGATCCTCCCGATCCATGATCTGGATAAGGCCGGATTAACAAGTCGTTTCCAGTTTGAGTATTAATCATAAAAAGTTTAGATATGAATTTGACCATACAAACTTTATTTACAGATCCTAACATCGTAAAAGCGGTGATTGACCGTGTGCTTCAATTGAGATTGGATACAATCTACTGGAAGCAGTACGGTGATTTCTTGGAGACCAAACAGCGTGTTTTCAAGACCTATTTAGGAACGGTTACAGGTGTCGTTGCTGGGTCTATCCTTGGTAAGAATGACCAGAAACCGTTGAGAGAAAGACGTAACCTTGGAAGCGGTTACACCGAAATCGCTTATCTGGGTGACCGTTATCAGATGGACATCGAACGTCTGTCTCAGTTGCAGGACATCATTGATAAATTCAATGCCGCTAATACCGCAGATCAGCGTACTATCTTACAGGAGATTATCGACTTCATTGTTGATGATTACCGCCAGATCTTGCTTGCTCCGCACAAGCGTATGGATATTGTTGTTCCTGAATTGTTGATGACCGGCAAAGCAGAGGTTCATTTAGCGGACAATAAAGAAAATATTGAGTTGCTCGATATTGAGTTGCCATTCCATTTCCTTACTCCAGAAGTTGCAGCAAAAGATAAGTTTATCTCTTACTTGCAGCAGGAGATTCAGAAGCTTAAAGCCAAATACGGTGTGTTCTCCAAAATGATTATGTCTCGTAACACATTCATGAAGAATATTGTAGGTGCTTCCGAGTTCGGGGATAAGTTCAAGATGATTCTTGGCGAGCGTGAGTTCATGGTTAATGCTGGATTGGTTACAGACCAAATGGCATCTAGCGTATTTACAGGTATCGGTCTTCCGGCAATTGAAATCAAGGAAGATTACGTTGAGAATCAAAACGGAGAGAACGTACAGATTTATCCAGACGACCGTATCACCCTGTTGCGGTCTGACAAAGTGATGAAGATGCGCCACCACAAGCCGTATGTAATGACAGACCCAGTACCGGGACGTTCTTACAATACAGCGGAAGGTCAGATGTCCGTATGCAACTATCGTGACGAAGAGGGTAGATACATGGAATACACCGCCGAATGGATTCCCGAGTTTACCGCTCCGAACAAGATTGTGAACTTCGATCTTTCTACGATGAACGCATGACGGTAAATGAATACATATCACAGAGGTTTCAGACCTTCGGCGTTCAGTTGTCGGAGGCTGACCTTCTAGATATGTGTCTTTCCTCGAAGATAAGCGGAGAGGATGAGATGAGCGAGGATTGCCAAACGCGGGTGTCGGTGGCGATTGCGAAGTTCATCCCCTCTCTTTTACTTCGTGCTACCTCAATCAGTGAAAGCGGTTTTTCTATGTCTTGGAATATCGAAGGGATTAAACAGTATTATTCTTTCCTCTGTAAACAATACGGACTAAAGGATGAACTGAGTAACAAACCTAAAGTTTCTTTCTGGTGATGATATTCGCTCCACACATATTACAGGTTAAAGTGACTAAGCCGATGGATAAGGATGATTTCGGTCGACCGATTCCCGGTACCGGTGGTGAAAGCTGGCAGGAGGTATGTAAATGTCGTTGTGATGATGTGAGTGCGGAAAAGAAAGTTTCCATCAATGGTGTTCTGTATGATTTCAAATATAAGGTAGTCTTTGACAAGCCGACAAAGGTTGAAGCAGGAGTAGAAGTCCGTTGTTTGAATCTTGATGGAAGCATAAGAGGGGAGGGGATTGCTAAAAGTCCTTTGGAGACAAACTATTTTTCCTACAGAGTAATATGGTTGGAATAGATGCAGACTTTTCGGATGTTGACCAGTTCTTTGAGGACGGAACAAGCGAAGTTGTTGCTGGTATGAAAGAAGAGGGAGAGTCATTTGTTGAAGATGCAAAAGCTACCGGGAGCTATCAAGACCACACAAAACATTTGAGAGAATCGAATGATTATGAGGTTGACGAAGATGGCTTGACTCTGAAAAACGAAGCTGATTATGCTTCATTCGTGGAATCCAAAGGTTTTGAAGTTGCAGGAAGTGCAGCGTTAAGAACATTAGAACGATGTAAAAGAAGATTTGAACGATGATAGTAACTACCGACATAGGAAACATTCTCTACCGGGATTGCAAGGCTTTCGGGATAGACATAGTACCGGACGGTGAAACGCTGACGGGTAAATTGAAGTCTGAAAGGATTGCTATCCACGCAAAGAAGCAACAGCCGGGAACTTATTGGAAGAAGTCTTTTGCGGAAGTGAATCTTTGCGTTCCTGATTTAGGAGAAAACTCCGCTAATTCCATTCGTTTGGGTGAACTCGAACGAAGAGCCAACAAGCTGTTTGATGATGTAGTAAGCACCTATGACGGCACAACCTATCGTTACTCGATTGATTCAATTGGCACAGAAGTGGACACGGATTTAAAGTGTCATTATGTGAATGTGAGAATTTTGTTTGAAGTATTAAACGTAAAATGAGAAAATATGAAACCATTTATTGGAATTAAAAAGATTTGGTACGGTGCGGTTATAACTGCTGCCGTTACACCTGCTTCCTTAAAAACGTGGTTAGGAACTGCCACAGAAGTGAAGAACTCCCATCAGGACACTTGGGGATACACAGAAGATGACCCGACTACGACTGATTACATCAATGAGTTGACCGGAAAGGTTTACTACAAGGACGTTACCGCTAAAGGTGCAAGAACTATGGCATTTACTATGGGAGAATATTCCTTTGAAGACAAGAAGGAGTTGCAAGGCGGTGAGCTTGTAAAAGACGGTCAGGCTGTTGTTGGCTGGCATGAACCGGATGTCGCAGAGGTTATCAACAAGGCGATTGTCGGTCAGACTAAAACCGGTAATTACATTGTGTTTACCAATGCCTCTATAATCGGTAAAGGTAACTTCGTTGAGAAGAATATCGGACTGGGTGTTTCTGCTGTCGCAATGGAAAATCCAACTGCTAGTGTAGCTGGTGAGTACTGGCTTGATGGTGAAAAAGTGGATGCTCCTGCAGCATAAATTTAAGGTGAAAAATAATGTTTTCAGGATGGCGGTGGGTGATTGCTCACCGCTTTTTTAATTTCAATACATGGAAAAAGCTTCAAAAATAGTAAGTGCAGCCGTTTTAGGAAAAGACTTTGAAACGGTGTTTGTGAATGGTAAAGCCTACGTAATCCATCCTCCAACTATTCATAAGATAGCCGGTGCCGGATATTACCTCTCCGATTTGAAAGATGGGATTACGGTAATGGATATGCTTCGATCATTAAAGGATGTTGATACGGCTTCTCTCGCGCTCTCGTGGCTCATACAAGGCGATGAAACTCTGCATGAAGAATTGTCTCATGGAACATTCGATGAAGTGATAGAGGCTTTAGCAACAGGTCTTTCAATGATTTCTGCTGAAAATTTTTACAAGCTGTCAGTTTTAGCCAAGAACGTTGCTCTACTGACAGCAAAGCAACGGTCGTAGGAAACAACTGTTTACTGGGACAGATAGCAACGTTCATGGAAAATCTGCATCTGTCTTATGATGAAGTCGTGTACAAGATACCATATAGAAACATGGTTATTATACAAAAGGACAAGCTCCATACTGTGTACGGAGAAGTTATGGAGGAAGTATCAGAAGAAGAATTTTTCAAAACCAAGGGTAAGAACCCATTAAAACAATAATATATGCCGAAGCTCGTATTCCGTGTGGCTTCCGATTGGGAGGAAGTCGTAAAATTAAGAAATGAGATAGCTAAGTTAAAGCAAGAGTTGAAGGGTATGGATAGCACACAGTCTCCTGCCGATTTTAAAACACTCAATACCCAGCTTGCTGCATCCACGCAACGAATGGATGAGTTGGTAACGAATGCTGCTAAAGCTGGTGCGGAGATGGAAACTGGCTTCAAGAGGAAGATATTCGCTGCTTCACAGTCTGTTAATGGGTTTACTGAAAAGATTATCGCTCAAAAGGCAGTAGTTAAGGATGTGGAAGCCGATGTTAAGCGTCTCGGTGATGCTTATCGCACTGCATTGAAACGTAATCCATTGTCTGCAAACAGTAAATTAGCTGAATATACATCTGCAAAAAAGGCTCTTGATGAAGAAAAGTCCGCTTTGTTCGGATTGACACAGGAGCAAGCGAATGCCCGACTATCTGTGAAGAAACTTCGTGACGAGTATTCTCTTTACAAGGATGATGCAAAAGGTATAACAGAGGTTAATAATGGGATTACTATTTCATGGAAGCAAGCATTAGGTGTTATCGGTGGTGCTGCTATGCTAAAATCCCTTGTTTCTGATATTACTCATGTAAGGATGGAAATAGATTCGGTGGAAAAATCTTTTGCAGCTTTATTAAAATCAGAAGACAAAGCAAAGGAGATGATTGGAGGTTTAAAAGAACTTTCAATCAAAAGCGGATTAAATACCTATGGAACAGCTCAAACACTTCTCGGCTTTAATGTTGATGCAGAGAAGATACTTCCAACATTGAAAAGCATAGGAGATATAACAATGGGGAATAATGAGAAGTTTTCCTCAATGACACTTGCCTTTGCTCAGATGTCTGCCGCTGGCAGACTGATGGGGCAAGACCTTAATCAGATGATTAATGCGGGTTTCAATCCTTTGCAGGTTATTTCTGAAAAGACGGGTAAGTCCATTGCTGTTTTAAAGAAAGAAATGGAGCAAGGTGCTATTTCATCTGAAATGGTAGCGGATGCTTTTGCCACTGCCACTGCCGAAGGAGGTCGTTTTTATAATATGCTCGAAAAGCAAAACACTGGAATTAGAGGCGAGAAAAACAGACAGAGCGCAGTAATTAAGGAGAAATTGAATGAAATAGGCGAAGCAAATGAGAAGATTATAGCAGGTTCGTATCGCGTTACCACTTTTTTGATCGAGAACTATGAGACTATCGGCAAAATATTGGTTGGGCTTGTTGCTACTTATGGAACGTATAGGACTGCCGTAATGTTGGTTACTGCTGCCGATAGTAAACATACTCTTGTGGAGATTGGGCTTACTAATGCCCGGATATTGGCACGAAAAGCACAACTTGCATTGAATGCTGCCATGCTCACTAATCCTTACGTGTTATTGGCTGTTGCTGTAGGAGGGCTTGCTACAGCAATGTGGGCAATGTCTGATAGTACAACTGCTGCTGCACGTGCCCAAAAGGAATATAACGACATTAAAGATACAGCATCTAAAAAAGAACAGAAACATAAACAAAAGATAGAGGAACTTCTTACAGCTGCACGCGATGAAAGTTTGGCAACTCTCACCCGTCAAAAATCTTTGGAGGAACTCCGAAAGGAATATCCGAAAATCTTTGGACAATATGATATTGAGAAGTTAAAGTTGGAAGATATTCTGAAATTGAAACAACAGATTAACGAAGAGGATTCAAACCGCTCTGTTCAAGGTAGAAAAGATGATTATACTTCTCTAAAACAAATGGTTGCTAACCAACGGAGATATTTACAGCTGTTTGACAATCCAGAGCTTCGCAAAAATATGTCTGATGCCGATATGCAAATATGGAAAATGTTTGCAGGTAAACAGTCCTACGTGCAGGTACGTGAACAGATGGGGAAAAACTCCGAACTACTAAAGAAGTATCAGAAAGATGTATTGGATGATAATATCTCCGCTTATAAAGCCAATCTTAAAAACTATTCTAAAGAAAGATTAGAGGCTGAATTAAAAATGGCCCAATCTTCTGCATCAAAGCGTAATGGTTTTAATGTTGATGGAATGATGGTCAAAGGTGGGGATTTAGAAAGTATTATCTCATCTATAAATGGCGCGTTGTCAGAAAAGAAATCTCCTAATACCTATAAGCAAGATTACGAGGAAGCTAAGAAAGATTGGGAGGATGCCCAAAAAGACCTATCTGAAATAGAAAAGGATAAATCTAAGTTTACCTCAAAGCAATATGAAGAAGCTAAGAAACGGAAAGATACTGCTGAAAAGGCATATAAAGATTTGGGCGGTATTACAGGTAGTTCATTAAGCAAACAAGAGAATCAATCCGAAAAACTCCGCCAGCAAACGGAGAAATACAATCTTCTCCTTAACAAACAAGCATTAGAGCAACAACGTTTTGCCGAAGACTTACAAATGAAAGTCGATGAATCCCGAATCAAAGCAATGAATGAAGGCTCAAAGAAAACCATTGCCCAGATGGAACTCAACTTTGAGAAAGAGATGCAAGCTATTGATCGGCAAAAAGAGGATGCTTTACGTAAGAAAATAGAAGATGCCCGCTCTGCTTTTGAGTCTAATCCTAAAAACAAGGGAAAGTCGTTTGATGCTACCGGAATCGAATTGTCGGATGATGAGAACAAATACTTTGACGAGCTTTATAAAGCTGCCATCGCCAATAATGAAAAGGCATATTCCGAACTCGCAAACCAATATCTTTCATATACAGACCAACGTCTTGCAATAGAAAAGAAGTTCAATGATGATGTTGCTTTGTTGCAAGAAGCCCGTAAAAGAGCTGAAGCAAAAGGCGATACGGATGAGGTAGCAAAGATAGACCGCAGTATTGGTAAGCGTACAGAAACAAAGAATGAAGACGTTTTCAAACTCGATGCCGAACAATTCAAAAAAAGCATGAATTGGGAGCAAGTTTTTGGCAACCTAGATAAGGTTTCTACCGATACATTGAAAAAGTTGAAGTCCAATCTTAAAGACTTTATTTCAGCTCAAAAAGACCTTTCTCCCGAGAACCTGAAAGAGCTTGTCGATGCTATTGAGAGGATAGATGATAAAGTTTCAGAGCGTAACCCCTTCGAAGCGATGAGCACTTCTTTCAAGTCGCTAAAAACGGCCACCGATGCGGAACGCGAAGCGCAGGAAGCATACAACAAGGCTCTTAAAGAAGACACAGACGAAGAGAAGAAGAACGCTAAAGCCACCCTTGAAAGTGCTAAAAACAACAAGCAGAAAGCCCTGTCGGAGGCTACCACTGCATTGCATAAAGGCGTGGATGAAATCGGTCGGTATGTCGAAGCTGGCAATCAGGTTATCGGCATTATGGAAACACTTGGGGTAAAGACACCAGAATGGTTGGAGGGCGCGATGTCTGGCTTTGGTGAGATGCTGAACGGTCTTGAAAAGATGGATCTCACTAAGCCGATGTCGATTGTCACAGGTGGTTTGCAGACGATAAAAGGGGCATTAACGAGTGTAGTTTCTTTGGGCGGTCTTATTCCAGGATTCGGAGGTGCCGATTACTCCCGTTACAACAAGATGAAAGAAGAATATGACACCCTTGTTGATGTATGGGATACGCTTATTAGTAAAAAACAGCAGTATATTGATATATCCTATGGTGATGAAGCGCGCAAAGTCGGGCAAGAAACATTGGATCTACTGGATAAGAAGGCAAAAAGCAATGTTACACTTGGTCTAGAAAGGCTTAATGCCGGTGCAAGTATCGGCTCTCATTCTATTGGCGTTCGTCAGCGGAAGGGAATGTCTAAAGAGGGATGGGATGAACTTCGTAAGGCAGCGCAATCCATAGGGTTCGACTACAATTCGGTTGCCGATGGTCGTATGACCGGACTGTTTGACCTTACCGCCGATCAGTTATCCGAATTGCAGGATGAAGCTCCTACATTTTGGGCAAAATTGGACGGTGATGTTCAGGAATACCTTCAAAATGTCATTGACTGCAATACGGAGATAGAAAGCATGAAGGACAAACTGAACGAAACCATGACCGGTGTCTCTTTTGATTCTTTCTATGATAGTTTTATATCCACTCTTTCAGATATGGATAAGAGCAGCAAGGATATGGCGGATGATTTCGGGGAATATCTTAAAACTGCAATCCTCTCCAACCTTGTAGCGAATAAATATCGTGATAAGATTGAAGCGTTGTATAATGATTGGGCTAGTAAATCCGATTCGGATGATGACGGCATATTTGATCTTACCGCAGAGGAATCCGAACAATTAAAAGCTGCCCAACGAGCCTTGGCGGAGCAAATGATGGCCGAAAGGGATGCGATGGCCAATGCTTTTGGTTGGAACTCCGGTAAATATTCTCAATCATCCTCTAAAGGAGGATTTCAGGCTATGTCGCAAGATACCGGAAGCGAATTGAATGGACGCTTTACCGCCTTGCAGATGGCAGGTGAAGAGATAAAGAGTCAGAACGCCCTTCAATCTCAGTCTTTGAATATTCTAACGATGAAAGCGGATGCCATTCTCTCGGTAAATACAGAAACGAGAAACATTGCAGATGATACACGGGACTTGATAGCAAATTCCTATCTTGAACTTGTACAGATATCAGAGAATACAGGAGCTATCGTGAAGCCTATTCAGCAGATTCAGAAAGATATAGCGGAAGTAAAGAAGAACACATCTAAATTATAAATTATGACAAATGACTTAAAAATTAACGGCCTTGATGCCTACCGGCAATGGGGTATAAGAATGGGTGATGGTTTCCTTGATACAATCGGTGCACCCGCGCCTATGAAAGAATTTATTGAAAACAAATCCCGATTGGAACATGGGAAACGGGTTATAACCAATAATCCTAAAGTAGATGAACGAGAAATAACACTATCTTTCACTATAGAAGGTAATTCTCAATCAGATTATCAGACAAAAAGAAAGGCATTCTTCGATGAATTATATAAAGGGGCAGTAGATATTCAAATTCCTGCTAACAGTAGCGAGATTTATCATTTGATTTATCTTGGGAAGAGTATTACCTATGCGCAGAGTTTAGACCGGACATTTGGTAAAATTTCGAGTAAGTTTTCGGAACCGAATCCGTCTATTCGTACTTAATTCACGACATTGGGCCTATTGTCGTATATAGGAATATTCATAAATTGGATACCCTTTTTTTATCTTCGATCTTTGAAGAATGATCGAGATAAAGGACATATCAGGCAAGGTCAAGTTTAGCACACCGATCAATGTGGGGGCGAAAGGCCGGTTCATGCTGATGAAGGAGGATTATATAACCATCCCTTTCAGCACGGACATACCTGTTGATCTCAAGCGTGGCGATTACGTGGATCTCAGAGGAGTGTTTGATGATGCCTTGGGCGGGAAACTGGCGAAAGTATATAAATACCTCACTCTTCAGAATCCATCCGTTATTCCGGGTAAATACAGTTACGAGCTAAGGTTTGACGCTTATTATTACGAGTGGAATACGAAAATCTTCAAATTCACTCCGGAAAGTCACGGTCAGGAAGCTGGCTGGAATCTTACAGCCCCCCTCGATATTCACCTAGGCCTGTTCCTACGTAATCTGAAAGCGAACGGATATACATACAACGGGGTTGATTACATTTTCGACATAGATTCCACGGTTGAGAACAAGGCGTTTTTGATGACATACGATAATATTCATTTGTTGGACGCCCTCTTTTCGATGGCATCGAAAGATAAATGGAACTGTGATTGTTGGATAACCGATAATGTCATACACTTTGGCCGTTGCGAGTTCGGTGACGCTGTCGACATTGAACTAGGCGTTGAAGCGGCCGCCATGACCCGAAGCGAAAGCAAGGGTACTTATGCCACCCGCGTTTATGTGTTCGGAGGTACAAGAAATATACCGGCCAACTATCGTCCGGTGGATGAGCAGGCAGTAGTAAATGGAGTTGTTCAGAAGCGGCTCATGCTTCCGGAGGGTACTCCTTGCATAGATGCTTATCCCGGTATGACCGACACCGAAGCGGTGGAGGACGTAGTGGTATTTGACGATGTGTTTCCGAAACGGATCGGCACGTTGTCAGACGTGACTACCGTAGACAGGGATACGGAGACAGACGGTGAAGTCACCGGCCAGTTCAAAGCCTACCAGTACCAAGATCCCGGTCTCGATTTCAAAGAAGATTATATATTGGAGGGGGAAGAGCTGAAAATCACCTTCCAGTCCGGCAAACTGAACGGGATGGTGTTCGGTGTAACGTTCAAGCCTGAAGGGACGGACAAAGGCAGCCAGATATGGGAGATCATAGCGAACGAGGATTATGGGCGTTTGCTTCCCGATGAGATAATGTGCCCGGAGAATGGAGATGAATATGTTCTTTCCGGATTTAATATCCAACTCGTTTCCGACCAGTATATACCGGAAGCGGAAAAAGAGTTATTAGCCAAAGGACAGGAGTATGTAAAGAAAACAAGTATCGATGACGGTACATACCCAACTACCTTGGACTCCGAGTGGGTCTATCAGGATCAGATAAACAGGACGTATGACGCGGGCCAGAGGATCCGGTTGATAAACCCCGCTTTCTTCCCGTCTGATGGACGGATCAGCCGTGTGATCGGCTGGGAAATGAACTTGGATATACCTTACGATTCCCCTGTCTATACGATCGGAGAAAGTACACAATACAGCCGGATCGGTGAGCTGGAGGATAAGGTGGACACGCTTACCTATAAAGGACAGACCTATACCGGTGGTGGTGGAAGCGGCGTATATATCATACGAACGAATGATTCCACGCCAGCCAGCGACAGCAACGTGTTCTCCGCCCTTCGCTCGTTGACGACATTCTTACGCAAGGACAAACCGGATGTAGCGGGCTTTGATATTACATTTGAGCAAGATATTATTCTATCCGGCGAGAAATCCTCCATCTACTCAGACCGTTATGCGGGCGGTTTCGGCCATGAGAACGGGTTCCGCCTGCTCGCCGACGGCACGATGTGGCTGAAGGACCTGAGGGTGAAGAATGGCTCCATGTTCGCCGGTTCCCTATCCTCTCCTACATTCGCCTCCGGTTTCCCGAACGGGACGGGATTCATGATAGCGCCTTACAAGGTGACGAACGCCGCCGGTGTGGAGGAGACTAAATACAAGCTGGAGATCGATTCGATCTCGGTACGCAACGAGCTTAAAGTATATACGTTCGTGGTCTCGCAACTGCTTGGCGAGAATGATAACCGCATCTTCGCCGGAATGATGGAGGTGGATCATTACGACCCGGAGACCGGCCGAATCTACTTGGATACCGACGGAGGCAGGTTGTACAACCCGTTCCGGGAAGGCGATATCCTCATGGTACAGCAGTTTCAAGGCGATCCTACCTTGCAGAACGACTACAAGATGACCAAGTCGTACGAGCTGAAGGTGGTGGAAGTGGCCGTAGGGGACCTCTCCGACGGCGAGAACCGTCTGGACTGGCTCCGTTTCACGAATTTCGTGGGAAATCTGTCGGACATCGCCAAGAGGGATACCCTTTGCCGTGTGGACAATCCGGATAACTCCATCCGCAGCGGCATCATGAAGATCACCACGGTGGATGAGTTCGGCACGCCCTACATGGACGTGATCCGTGGGATGAAGACCGATCCGGAAAACTGCGTGAAGGTACGGGTGGGAAACATGAACGGTCTGGTAACGCCTTATTTCGGGAGGCTGGAGGGCGATGGTATATACGTGGAGAATCTTTACGCCCGTGGGCAGTTCATGCTCGATACGGGGGAGAACGTGAAGACCAAGTTCGAGATCGTGGAAGGCAGGCTTTCCAGCGAGATGTCTTCCGTTCGCTACGAGCTATCGGAGAAGGATAATTGCCTAACGAACGCCTCTTTCTCCGCTGATACGGTAGGATGGGTACTCGGTAACGACGTGTCGCTATTCACGGTGAAGGAGCGTTTCATGGCCGTGAACGATTCCTTCTACGCTGAGAAGGATAAGGTTACAGGAATCGTGGAGGTATCCAGCCGCAAGGCCCTTTATATCAAGAACTCGGGAGTAAAGCAATTAAACTCCTACCTGAAGAACAAACCGGACGGCCAACTGGAGATGCCCGACGGGACGAAGGTCTGGCCTACCTACTACGTATCCTTCATGTACATGGTAAAGACCGCCGGTACGTTAACGTCCGGATTCTCCGGACAGGGCCTTTACGTAAGCAAACCGTTGGCGATTACGGATACCTTCGTTCAAGAGGAATTTTCCGGCAAATGGAACGGAACAGGTGATTTCATCTTGAATTATACGGGGGAAATATATATCTACAACGTCCAGATGTCCACGCATCCCGTGGAGGATCTACGGTTGGAGATGTCCACCCTTTTTCTGCAGACGGACGAGAAGATCGGCATGTACGCCCAAAAGATCGACACGTTGAACGGCACGGTGACGGACATGGGGGCAGAATTGGATAATACGACCAGCACGTTATCCTTGTACGTGACGAAGACTGACAGCATAAACCAGACAGTGACAAGCCTAGGCTTAAAGCTGGACGGTGTGGATGAGAGCTTGACGCTGTACGCCAAGAAGACCGACGTATCCGGGCTGAAAACCGAGCTGGAGGCGGCTATCAAGGTGAACGCTGACAATATTAATCTGAAGGTATCTAAGGATAGTATCATATCGAGCATCAACCAGACGGCGGAGACGATCAAGATAAACGCTAGCCGACTCAATTTGAATGGTTTCGTGACATTTTCCATGTTTGACCTAAGCACCCAGAATACGATCAAGAACAAGGTTAACTCAGGTGATCTAGGATCGATGGCGTGGAAAGATGGTGTCTCTTCCGATGATCTGTCTTGGGCATTAAGTCAAGAAATATCGAACAAGGTCAATCTGACTACCTTAAACAACACTCTTTTAGGTTATACGAAAAGTGGGTCTATCACAAAAGAAGACCTGGCCAAAGCCCTTCAAGCGGAATTAACAGGGAAACTTACAGGTAGCGCCAGTGTGGGAGCGAACAAATTGGCGAGCGTGATAATAAACGGACAGACGCTTATAGCGGGAGGGTATATTCAAGCGGACTTGATAAACGTTAAAGACCTTGTCGTAGGCAGTACCTTGAGTATCGGTGCGTTCTCCTTGAATAGTTATAAAGGTCTTAACTGGACTGGCTCTGACTATTTCGGTAATACCTCCTTTAGGCTGACAGTAGGGGGAGGATACACATACAATACTGGAACAAGTTGTAAAACGATGGTAGGGGCTTGGAGCAATTCCGCTGATACCCATGCGTGTATATCTGGTATATGCAACACTTTTGGCGTAGCCATATATGGATCAACAGACGGATGGGGATCGAATTTTCCTCCGGATGGATCTAAGTACGCAGGCTTTTTCAGTGGGTCGGTATTTGCTACGGGCCAAATGCGTTGTTCCGGATTTTCTATTTATAAGAGTTCTGACATGTACCGCTATCATTATCCCGGAGTTTCTTTCAACCCCGCAGATTTTGACTTAGACAATGTCCGTCTTCGTGTTATGGGCGGCATAATCGTCGGAGTGACCGATGACAACGGAAATATTTTATTAGGATCATAGATTTTTTTTAAAACAGTAGAATTATGAAAGTAGATTTCAGTAAAGTAAGTATTAACGCTACGGTAGAAGGCGATCCCGTAGTTATTGACTTGACAAAAGAGGTAGGAAACTTGGTCTATGGACGTACGGCGGATATCGCTGTCTCTGATTTCGGAAAGAAGATATACTACAGCAAGGAAGCTATCGATGTTCCGAGACCTATGGCTGAGTCCATCAAGGAGATCATCATGGGATCATCCTTTATCGCCCCCTTGAAAAATGCCATGAACGAGTTACTTACCCCTAAAACAAAGAAAAATGGAAACGACTACAATCAATAAGTCCTTAACAGAAGCCCTATCTTCCACGGGTTTCGTGAAGATAGAGGCATCCCGTAAAGAAAGCGAGCCATTCCAGCATATAGATGCCTACATATACGATGCCGGTACCCGTATCGGGTACGCGTCCGCTGATCGTAACAAAAGGCTCTCTTTCTTCCAAGAATCCCCGGACAGCCTTACCGGAGAGGAATGGATAAGCGCGTATACGAAGGTGCAAAACGCTTTCGACAGGATATTTAACGAGACGGTAACCCTATAAGCAATCTTGATCCCATGGCATATACTCTCGAAGAAATTAAAGAACTGGTCGAGACTTTAACCCCGATCGTAAAGAACGCTATAGAGGCGGGTTCCCTTAGCGTAGAGGATCTCCGTGTAGCGGAGAGCATGGATTTCGTAAACTCTTTGCCGGCCTTGGAGGAGAAAGGTCTTAACGTCTCGTACGTCAAGGTTCGGCTGAAAGACTTGCTCGGTAAATTGGACGGGGATTATGCCAAGGAGCTGGAGGCGATCAAGAAATTGCTGGAAAAGAAGGTGGATAACGGCTATTCGAAAGACGGGAATCTGTATCTTACCTCCGGGGGCGTTGTCGTATCGGACGCTATCCCGGTAGGCTCCGGAAGCGGCGGCGGCGGGGCTAGCTCGCTGGGCGAGCTTACCAACGTGGATGAGATCGTAGACCAAGATCCGGACGAGTCCCGTGTGCTGGTGCAGGAGGCCGGAAGCTCGCTCTGGACGGTGAAGAACCTCTCCGAGATCGGAGGAGGAGGTGGTGGTGGCGGCGTGACCATGAAACTCGTGAGCGTCACCGATACGCTCATCACCACGGTAGAGGGGGCCGCCGTCACCGTGGGATATAATTTCACGAGCGTCTATCAGGATGACGGTTCCGAGACCGGGCCGGGAACGGCCACTTACACCGTGAACAGCCAGAAGGTGGGCATGGTATCCATCTCGCAGGGCAATAATTATTTCGATCCGACGGAACACTTGATCACCGGCTCCAACACGGTAAGGGTAACCGTGAAGGATAGCACGGGATCGTCACGTTCCCTATCCTATACGATTGAGGTGATATCCATGTCCATATCCTCCTCCATAGACCCGGCGCTCGTCTATTCCGGGGAGATCGTGTATCGCTATACGCCCGTGGGGGCTATCAACAAGACGGTGCATTTTGTACTGGACGGGAAGGAGTTGGGAACGGTGGAGACCAGCGCCTCGAACCGGCAATTGACCTACGTGATCCCTAGGCAGACGCATGGGGCGCACTCGCTCCAAGTCTACATGACGGCCCTTATCAACGAGGAGCTGATCCGGAGCAACACGCTTACCAACGACCTTATCTGTATCGTGGAGGGGGATAACACGCCTATCGTGGCCTCTTCTTTCGCCCAGACCGCCGCGCGGCAATACGACCGGCTCACGATCCCCTTCGTGGTCTATACGCCGGACTCCTCGCTATCGGAGGTTACGCTATCGGCGAACAACGCCACGGTATCCACGCAGAGCGTAGACCGCACCTTGCACGAGTGGAATTACCGTATACCCCAGTCGGGAGATCTCTCCCTGAAGATATCCAGCGGGTCGGCCTCCCGTACCTTTACGCTCACCGTATCCCCCGCCGAGGTGATCGTGGAGCCGGAGAAGGCGAACCTGCAACTCTGGCTGACCTCTCAGAACCGGAGCAACAACGACAATAACCGTAACGAGTGGAAATACGGGGATATATCTGCGGATCTGACCGGCTTCAACTTCAAGACGAACGGCTGGATCTCGGAACGGGATAGCACCTCCCTCCGTGTGTCGGGTGACGCCCGTGTGCGTATCCCGCTGAAGATATTCAAGGATGACTTCCGGGCCACGGGTAAGACCATCGAGTTCGAGTTCTCCACCCGCGACGTGACCGATTACGAGGCTATCGCTATCGAGTGCGTGAACGGGGGAATCGGCCTTCAGATATCTTCCCAGAAAGCGGTGTTCTCGTCCGAGCAGACCACGATCGACACCCGGTTCAAGGAGGAGGAGAGGGTTCGCATCTCCTTCGTGGTTGAGAAACGCACGCTAAACCGTTTAATATACATCTATATCAACGGCATCATGTCCGGGGCGGCGCAATATCCGTCGGAGGATAATTTCCAGCAGAAGGTTCCGCAGGATATCGTGATCGGTAGCGAGGGCTGTACGATCGACCTGTATAACATCCGTGTCTACGATAACGACTTGAACCAATACCAGATGCTCGATAACTTCATAGGCGATCTGGACGATTACGACAAGGCGCTGGCTATCTACAACCGGAACCAAGTATATAATGATTATGGGGATATCACCTATCAAAAGGTGTTGGAGCGATTGCCTTGCTTGATCTTCGAGGGGCCGTTGCCTACTTATAAAGGCGATAAGAAAACAAACAAGGTCTATTTTACGGACTTGCAAGAACCCGGGCGATCTTTCTCTTGCGAGAACGTCCAGAATGACGTGCAAGGTACCTCCTCCCAATATTATCCGAGGAAGAACTGGAAGTTCAAGTTCAAGGCAGATATCACCTACACGGAGAGCGGAAGGACATCGCCCACATACGCGTTACGGGCGAATAGCATTCCCGTAAACGCCTTTTGTGTCAAGGCAGATTTCGCCGAGTCATCCGGTACGCACAACACGGGTATGGCCAAGGTCATCAATTCCCTATTGATCGAGATGGGGCTTACCACCCCGCCCCAAAAAACGAACAAGGAAGTCCGCACAACGGTAGACGGCTATCCGATAGCCATCTTCCACCGTGAGACGGCAAGTGATACGCTGGAGTTCGTGGGTAAATATAATTTCAATAACGATAAGTCCACCGCCGACACCTTCGGTTTCTCCGAGGGTGACGAGAGCTGGGAGTTCTCGAACAATACCTCCGATCGTTGCCTCTTCAAGTCCGCCGATTTCTCCGGGACGGACTGGACGAACGACTTCGAGTCCCGCTATCCGGACGATGACGCTATCAACGCCGAGTACGAGGCGGGTACCCGCAAGCCGGAGAAGCTCATGGCCGTTACCTCGTGGGTCGTATCCACCAAGGACAACTTGGATAAATTCAAGAACGAGGTTCGGAATCATTTCAACCTTGATAACTTGATCGCCTACTACCTTATCACCGAGTTGTTCGGTATGGTGGACCAGCGGGCGAAGAACATGTTCCTTACCTATTTCCACGAGGAGGGGAAATGGATCTTTATCTTTTACGACAACGATACCTGTTTCGGCCTGAATAACGAGGGGTTGATCGCTTTCGGATACAATATAGAGTATCACGACAAGATAGGTACGCTAAACGTCTGGAACGGTGAGAGTAGCGTGTTGTGGAACAACCTTGAGAAATGTTTCCCTTCCGAGATCGAGGCGATGTACAAGGATATCCGTACCCGTGGATTGCTCTCGTACGACTTGATCATGTCCGTGTTGAACGGCGAGCAATCGGACAAATGGTGCGAGGCGATCTACAACGCCGACGGTCGTTTCAAGTATATCGACCCGCTGATAGAGGAGGGCAACGGGTCTTACCTGTACGCCGCCCAAGGCTCCCGTATCGAGAACCGTAAGTGGTGGACGTATAACCGCTTCCTTTATATAGACAGTAAGTATACGGCGGGCAGTTTCCTCTCGGATTTCGCGACCTTGCGTCTCTATACGCCCCGGGAATGGACGGGCGTGTCCCCGTCGGCCAACATGACGATCATCCCGTACGCCGATCAGTATACCCGTGTCAAGTACGGGTCCTACATGGTGGGGCAACGTACCTACAAGGACGTGCCGGTATTGATCGAGGCCCCCGACATCGTGTTTAATGACACCGAGACGATCATCTATGGGGCGAGCCGGGTAAAGTCACTGGGGGATATGTCGGGGTTGTACGCCGGTACGATCGACGTATCCAAGGCTTCCCGCCTCTCTGAGTTGTTGATCGGTAGCGGCGTGTCGGGCTATCAGAACACGAACCTTACCGTGCTCTCGATCGGCACGAACAACATGCTCCGCAAGCTGGACATCCGTAACTGCCCGAACTTGAGGCAGGCGGTGGATATCTCCGGATGCGAGAACATGGAGGAGGTCTACGCCCAAGGCACTTCCATCACCTCCGTGGTATTGCCGGCAGCTGGTATCCTGTCCAAGTTGTATCTCCCGGCTACCCTCACGGGCTTAACCCTCCGTAACCAATCCAAGCTTACGGACGCTTATTTCGAAATAGCGGGGGTGGAGAGGCTTACGACGATCGTTTGCGAGGATACGGGGATCAACGTGTTCTATCTTATAACTCGGTGCTTGGGTATCAAGAACCCGGTGTTGAACCGTGTCCGCCTTATCAATATCAATGCCTCGGCACCGAACCTGAACGACCTCTATAAATTGATCAAGGTGGGTGGTATCGACGAGAACGGCAATAACGTACAGACCGCCGTCATAACGGGAAAATACCACGCCATATCCGCTACCAGCGATAAGCTAGCCAAGTGCCGGGCGGCTTTTCCGGAGCTGGAGATCACCTATACGACGCTCTTACCGCCGACTATCACGACATTCGTGTTCCGCTCCTCCCAATCCAAGACGATTACCAACGCCGTGTTCGAATGCGGGGATTATGAGTACGAGAAGGTGAACGAGTACACCTACAAGGTGACGGCGGACGATGATTCCATAGTCCCCATCATCTTCAAGTGCGACAACCACAAGGATTTCACCACCGATTATCTCGTATCCGGAACCCGTACGCAGGACTATACGATCACATACATCCCCTTGCGTACCATTCGGGTAAAGGTCTACGGCCAATCCGTCTATCTATCCGGAGCCATGATCACCACCGATACCAAGAGCTACACGAGCGACGCGAACGGATACGTCTATATCCGTGGTGGCGAGGCGATGAAAGGAACCGTATCAGCGTTGGGCTACGGAAGCAACACGTTTGATTTTCCAGCTATCACGAATGACACGAGCCATACGCTGGAGGTGTATGCTGTGGTAGATGTAAAGTTCGTGGTGAAGAGTCAAGATAACGTCCTAATCGAGGGGGCAACCGTTTCTTGTGATGGAAAGTCAAAAGAGACTAATCTATACGGGGAGTGTATATTGCAGATAACCAAGGGAACGTATGACTATGACATTACGCATCCTAACTATTTTGATTATAAAGGGCAGGTAACGGTCGGAACGTCTGCTATGAGCGTCAATGTCTTTATCGTCTTAAACCCTGTAATCTTGAAGCCAGAGGAAAACGGGAACATACAAATGATGTTGGTCGGTACATCTTGCTCTATCAGCGTCACTTCTCCTACCTCCTCCTATGTGATAGACTGGGGGGATGGTACGACAGAAAACGCTTCGGGAACAGGATCTAAGTCCTATAGCCATACCTATACGGATAACGGCTATCATAACGCCGAAATACTTTCTTGTGAGGATGTAACATACGCCATAGGATCAACTTCATGTCTCGCTGCATATTGGAGTATTGGTGATAGCACCGTAGTTGATATCACGTTTTATAAATGCTCCAAATTGATCTATTTTGGAAATGTTTTTAAGAATGATAAAAAAAGGACTAAAGTCTCAGAGTTGCTGTATGGCTGCACCAATATCACTTCGGTTGATCTGACTCCGCTGGCTGGATTGGTGAACGTTACGAATGCCTCAAGGTTGCTGTCTGGCTGCACCAATATCACCTCGGTTGATCTG